CCTTGGTCCTGACTCCAATCACAGTTAACATAGTTAGGGTACATACGCATTGAAGTACATTTGATTGCGTGTTTGAACAAATCATAGTTTGGATCATTCTTGCCTGTGTTTACACCGTCCATCATTTGGAAAATCTGACAAGGGAAAATTGATGTTTGTCCGTTTCCTGTACCTTTAATTGTTGCATCAAGAATTGCTCTGGTAATGATACGACCTTCAGGAAGAGTACAAGTTCCGTAATTGATACTTGAGAAAGGAAGCTGATTACCTGAACGAGACTGAAGTGAGTTTAAGTTATGTAACATACCTTCAGCAGCTTGCTTTGTTTCCTGAATTGTATCGAACACAGCAGCCTGACGGAAGTTTTTGTCAAGTACTTTATTATCAAATGTAAAGTCTTCAAGTTTGAGACCTAAGCGGTCAAGATACTCTTTCTTATGTTCATCAATCCAATCATCGAGTTTGTTTCTCCAAATACCTGCTTTGTCTTTATAATCTTTGAACATCATATCAGGCAAATCAAGTTTTGTAAACTCTTCAGTTGATTTCAAATAAGCAACAATGTAATGCTTCATAAAAGACTTGCGTACATAAGGAACAAGAGTCCAATCAATATGAGTTGCAGCAACACCGCCAAACTGCTGTAATGACTGCAATTGGAAATAAACTGCAATCAATTGGAAAGCTGTGTTTACTGAACCCGCAGGTCTTATCAATGTTTGTCTTGTTTTAATAACTGACGATAACATTTCGTCCATAGGAACTGACAAACAGTTATGCATTCCTAAAATATAAGAATCCAAGTCGTGGATGTAAACTCTGTTCTGAATGTGATTTTTTGCAAACTTAGGCGAAATATAATAATTTAATGCGTGCTCTTTCAAGAAAGCAGAGTCCATTTCACCTTTACGTCCGCCAAAAGAAAACTCATCAAGGTTTGCATTCTGATGTTCACCTTTGCCATTCTGAACAAAAAGCTTTGACTCCATAACGCCAACAAGCGGAAGTTTCTTAAAGCGTTTCAAATCACGCTCTCTTCTAAAGTTCATATACTGTCGAGCAACTTCATAACAGTTGTTCTTCATTAAAGAATTTTCAACTGCCTTATGAATGTCCTCAACATTTACTACATCGGACTTCAGATTCTTAATAAATGATTGTGCTGAAACTACAACTTTTTTTAATTTTTCATCATCGATTTTTTCATTCGACTTTGCGTTAGCCTTTTTTATGGCTCTCACAATCTTTGAGAGGTCAAATTCTTGACGCTTCTCATCTCTTTTTATAACAACCATTTTCACCTCAAAATACATTAGGAGGTCTTATAAAAACCTCCAAATAAACTTAGCAGACTGCTGAATTGCCGTCATCTTCCTTTTTCTTAAGATCAGTTGCGTTCTCAGGAACAAATCCTGAAAAATCACCTGCACAAACATCTTCTTTAAGCAAAGATTCAAAGAAAGCTTGTTTTGTATCAGATGTATCTTTCGACTCAGAAAGAATGCTTTCAAATAATTCGTTATTCATATACAATTAGTCTGGGTTAGGTTGTTTGAGGCTTGGACTTTTTAGGCAGTCTTATCTTTTTTGATTTTTTCTCTGCATTGTCCTCTTCTGCCTGTTCTTTTGCAACTTCAGCCACAGGGCCTTGTAAACGGCGTCTTACTCTTTCATCTACCTCTTTATCCTCAGCTTCAGTCAAACTTGTGCCTACAACAACATCGCAAAGTTCATACTTTTTACACTGATTGACATCCCAATAAATGTCACGCTTCAATGTATCTCTGATTTTATCAGCAGGAATCTTTGTTTCTGTTGTGTAAATGTTTACAAGTCTGTCCATCAAAAGAGATACATTTTCATATTCATCTTCGATGTCAGAATACTTTTTGAAAGAACAATCCCATTTTCTGAGCTCGTGAACAAGAGCAACTGAATTTTCATTCATTTCTCTTAACTGACAAGCACAAAGCAAGATAGTTGCGCCTGAAGCACAAAAGCCTTCAACAACACCTACCGTACACATAGGAAAATTTTTGATAAAGTCATACAATGCCAATGACGATAATACACCACCGCCTGGGCTGTTGATATGAATATAAAGGTTTTCATTTAAGTGTCGTGTTCTCGCAATCTCTTTTGCATTTTCAACAACACATTCCTCGTATGCAGCGTTCATTGCCTGCTGCAACCACATCTGTGTTTCATCATCGATTGTATCATAAAAATAAATATGATTTTTTGAACGACGGATGTTTCTACCTTTGCAAATAATAAAGTCATCATCAGTATCTGCTCTTGTTGGAGCAGGCGCTCTTTTAATTGAGGTGCCTGCTGGGTATGTCATAGCATCCGCTTTATTAAAAATTCTTTCCATATATCTTCCTTATTAAATACTTACTGGTAAAAATGGGCTCTTTTCATCGAGTGGTGGGAAACGCTTTTCATCAACAATTCCCCAAGTGTTTGAACTCATATCAATAATCAAAAAGATCAGTGGTCTTTCTTTTTTGAAGCGGCAGGCAATCAATTGGAACGGTGCTTCTTTTGCTTCTTCTCGAAGTGATACATCCTCAAAATCAATTTTTGCGTTAAAATGTTGACGCATTTCAGATTTGAAAGTATCAATTATCTCTTGCTTTGAAGAGTATCTTTGTCCATACTTTTTTGCCATCTTATTGAATATCTTGCCAACTGTTTCGTATTCTTTTTTATTTAAGTTTATGCCGTCAATCAAAACTGCAGGGTCATTCGGCATATTTTTACCTAAATTCTTCATTTCCTAACTCCTGTATATCAATATTAACATTAAAGCAAATTCGGCGAATTTTTGAACTATAATGGAGGGAATAAATAAGAATATTGAGGATAAATTTATATAAATTTTTATACTTTTGACTGTACTTCTTTATATTATTATTGTAATTGATAGTCAAGGAGGAAATTATGGCAAATTATGAACTTCAGGAATGCAAATCGTTTGGTGATTTTTACGCATACTGTGATGTTTTTGATTGGCATTATGTAAATATCCTTGAATGGAAGAACGGAATTGCTCTTGTTGAACTTGAAAACGGACGGGCAATTTTCAACGGTCATAACAACAAAGCTTACTTCTTTCAGGAAGGTAAAGTTCCTGAAGAATGGATAAAAGATCAGTTTGACAAATGTGCAATCAAATACAGTTGCGCTTATACTGTTGCAAAGATGATTGAAGATAAAGCTTATAAAGAACTTCAGGAAATCTGGGAAGCAAAAAGAAGAGCCGATTACTAAGGAGGAAATTATGTTTCATATTATAACACCTGATGGTTTGACAGTTGCAGAAAACGGATGTAAGTCTGTTTTTGTTCCAAAAGACCACGACGAATACGAAGATATTGTTGCAAACATCGGCACAATGTCTTACTGGGATGTTGTGAACAAGGTTGATACAAAGTGCCGCTTGCAGTCACTTATCGACGACAAAACTGAAGCATATTTCAATGAAAACGATGACTTTGAAGTTGCTATCACAAATCTTGATGACGGAGAGAAAGTTGCCTTGAAGAGTCTTGTTCGTGCAGCTCTTACAACAATTATTGAAAATCGTTATGAAGATCAGACTGACTTGAAAGATGAAAAGGAAAAAGAAATCAATAAGATTGAAAGCCTTATCAATAAGCTTGAAGTTTCAAAAGTAAAGATTTCTTTCGAGTAGGTTAATATAATTTTTGGAGGATTTATGAAGTTCTATATTGCAGGTCCTATCACAATCGACCCAGAACATTGGCAAGAACACTTTGCTGACGGAGAAGAATATCTCCGTAAAGCTTTTCCAAATTGTGAAGTTGTAAATCCTCTTACTCTTGAAAACGAACCTGAGTGTGTTGAAATTCGGCAGCAGCTTCCTGAAGGCTCAAAAGAACTTTGGAATTGGATGCTTAGGCGTGATATTCGACACCTTATGACTTGTACTCATATTCTTATGTTGAAGGGTTGGGAACAGTCGACAGGTGCACGTCTTGAATTAAGAACCGCAGTCGATGTCGGTATCATACCTATTTTTGAAATGTAATTTATTTAAGAGGTATTTATATGAAATCTTATGTAAAGGAATTTGTTTATCCTACAAAAGAAGGCGGAATTTCTGAACGCAAACTTTTTGTTATGCGTGAGAATGCAACAGCAATGGACGGTCTTGAACTGACTTATCTTGACGAAGCAACACAGAAAGAAGTTCTTGAAGCTTTGAAAGATCACGAAGTAAAAGACAATTTCACAAAAGCCGAGTCCCTTATCGACAACTACAAGCCAGAATGGGGCAAAGCTTGGCGTCGCTACAACAAAGATAAAATTGTTGTGCCTGAAGATAAGGAGTGACATTTATGGAAAGTAAGCCAATGGACCTTAGAGAATTCATCAGCAAATTAGACGATGTAATGGAAAAGCACGCTCTCCCTGCTGTTGACTTACTTTACAAAAATTCTTATCTTACAGAACGCGAAGCAGAAGAATTAAAAATTAGACGCCCAACAAGAGCAGAACTGAACGGTGTTCTCTGTGCTCATTATACTTCAATCGAAGGACGAACCATATATTTTAGATCTCTTGGCGATGCTATTCGATTTGTTTTCCTTCGTGCAGATGGCCACGCAGACTTTTATTTGGAAGTCTCTAACGACACTAAAGTTATCAGTTTGAAACAATATTAAAAAAGAGGTTTGTCAAGAAACCTCAAAGGAGATAAAAATGGGAAAAGGTACAAAGTATGTTCCTAAGACACGCTTGACACTTCGTCAGGCAGAAAAGGCAATTCGTGAAGGAATTACCGATGAAGAGTTTGCAAAGAAAAACTCGGCTCTTACAAAAGAAGAGATTGACGAGCTCAAGATGGCCGCAATTCAGTTGAAAGAAAGCCGCGACTATATTGCAGAAATTGCAGCAAAAGAACGCTTCGCAACAGACACATTCCGTTCAGGTTATATCGGAAAGAAAGTGTCGACTGTTGACGGGTCAGAGTTTGTTCAGACAACTCGTGGCCGTCCTTACGGTTATCTTGCAGCAGTTCTCGGAGCAGATGGTAAAACAATTTTCAGTGGCTTTACATATGTTTCAGAAAACGAAAAGTATCCTCACTCTGTAATCGGTCAGGCAATCGCTCTCCGCCGCGCCATCGAAAACCGTGACAAAGGCAACGACATTGAGATGGAAAGCAAGTCGCCTTACTTGAAGTCATCAGATGAACTTCAGTTCGAACATTTCAAGAATCGCGTAAAGCGCTACTTCTGTCCTGAAGAGTTCTCTTATTCCCGCGGTAAGGAACCTCTTGCCCAGCCAAACTTCGATGAAGTACATATTTGGCAGTACTTGATGCTTGCAAAATCAGCAAAGACAAAGAAAGAGCGTAAAGATTGGCTCAAAAAAGTCGAAGAGTTGATGAACAAGATCGACGAGGACAACAAGAATAAATAATTGATAGCAGGCTTCGGCCTGCTGTTAATGTTATTTATAGAGGTATAAGATGGGAAACATAAATTGGTCTATTGCTTTAAGACCTACAAAATTTTCACAGGTTTACGGTCTCGACAAGTTAAAGACTTTTGCTTATAAGGCTGCCAAGAAAGGTGATTGGCCTGTAGGCATTATGCTTCAGGGAACAACAGGAACAGGTAAGACAACTGCGGCAAAGATTATTGCCCAGATGATGGTTTGTACCAACTTGACACCTGAAGGAGAACCTTGTTGTGAATGTCCTTCTTGTAAGGCAATCATAAATGAAACTTGGTCAAGAGACGTTATCAATCTTGATGGTGCCCGTGATGATTCTGCAAAGATTAAAGAACAGCTTGAGTCATTTACTTTGACAGCACCTATGCGCGATAAGAAAAAAGTTGTAATTATCGATGAAGTACAGAACTGTTCTTCAGCTTGTAAAGCGTCTCTTTTGAAGATGCTTGAAACAAAACGCGACAATGTTCATTTCATATTCACTGCTATGACTTCAATGGCAGGTGGAGCAGAAAGCTCTGCAGCAGCGGTAAAGGCTTTAATGAACCGCTGTATGGTTTTCAAATATCCAAATCTTACAACAATTGACATCATAAAATATTTGTATTCAATTGTAAAGTCTCAGGGAATTGAGGCATCAACTGAATTCAAAACTTACGGTCTTAAGATGATTGCTGAAAGTTCAGAACAGTCTTTGAGAAAGGCAGTAATGACTTTACAGCAGTGTGTTGAGACAGAGACTTATGACCTTGAAGAAATCAAGGCCAACTTCGGTGTTGCAAATATAGAGGACTTCTATGCAACACTTCTTCGTTTACTTGATGGTGAAAAGTCAGATGAATTGTTTGAAACACTTCTCAATGTAAATGATTACGATGGAATGATAAGGTTGTCAGTGCTTGCAATTGCGAACGCTGAAACATATCGACTCTTTGGACACCTTAACGAATACAACGGTAACGGAAAGAAAAAAGACCAAGTCGATGACGAGCTCATTTCATTGTTTGACTCTGTTTCAAAAAGCAAGGCTGATGCCAAAACGATGTCTGATTGGCAGATGAACCATACAATTGCTCAGATTAAGCCGTTGATTGCGCATAAGAATTATGCAAAAGTTCGCGACCTGTTTATGGAGTTTTACAAAGATAATTCCATTTACAGCACAAAAGCTTCATACATTCTTGGAATGACAAAAATCATTTCAGCTTGTCGTGGAGAGTCAGTGTCAACAACTCCTCAGAGAATTGTTGAGTCTTCACCTGCACCTGCGGCTACTCCTCAGCCTGCAGCTCCTGTAGGAAGAAGAATTATTCAGAGGTAAGCTTATGAAAAAAGCAGATATTCCTCAAGGGAACAATCCTCTTTCAAAAGCTATCGAGGCATTTATGTCTGCGTGGGGCGGTACGAAGTATCAGAAGGCAACTCTTCAGGAGTTGCAGGATGATTTAGTAAATCGTATCGACCCAATTTTGAAAGAAGAAAAAGGCGCGGTTATGGTAATGGCCGCCAACTTGAAAAGAAGAGCCAAAAGCAAAAAGACAAAAGAAGATTTGTTGATGGATGCAAATGAAACTTTGTTTAAGTTTTTCGAGGGGACAAATGGTTAACTACAAAGATCGAACATTAAATGAATTGCTTGCTTACGAAGTTGCTCAAATTGATAACATCGAGATTGCCAACTTTGTTCGTAAGACCCTTGACGATGTCCACCCAGACCATCGTATCAAGCCTGCATCATCAACAGGTAAATACCATCCTAAGTTTGCTTCAGGTGAAGGGGGACTTATCCGCCACATTAAAGTTGTTGTAAGAAATGTTCTTGACTTAGTTCGTGCAACACCTGCAGTTGAAAGTGAAAAAGATGAATTGGTTGCTGCTGCAATCTTGCACGATATGTGGAAGTATCCTGAAGGAAGAGACCACGAGTTTACTGCTTTCGACCACCCAAAGCTTGGCGGTGATTATTGTAAAGAACACGGCTTTGAAACAATCGGACGTTTAATTGCTGCACATCAAGGTATTTGGATAACATCAAGACAGATGCCTGGGTTTGAAAACGAACAGCCAAGAAAGTTTGACGAATGGGTTTTGCATTATGCTGATTATATGGCATCAAGAGCTTATTATGATTGTAAGTTCGATGAACAGGGTGAACTTGTTTTGGATTGGATGTCAGAAGAAGAAAGAAGGTCAGAAGCTCCTGCACGTCGTATCATAAAAGACTAATGTAAGTATTGTATTATTTGCATTGGATCACAAGAAGGATGTTTTCTTATAACATACCTAGTACCTGTAGGAGAGAACCAAACAACTCTTTGAGTTTCTCTTACAGGTATATCTTTTCCACAAACATCACACATTTCAGTTACATTTTCCCAAGGGTCTACAACATTATTTTCTTTTTTCCCTTGAGAGTACCACTCCATACCCATATCAATTAGTCACAAAAAAGGACGGTCTTTTGAGCCGTCCTGCTTATTTTAAAACTTTGGCATATTTATGTGCGGCATTGAAGGCGCTTTAATGTTTTTGTTTGCCTTCTTCTCTGCCTCTTCTCTTGCTTTTGCCTCTTTTTCAAGAATCTTACGCAAAGCGTTATACATACCAATTACGAAGTGAGAAGGCATCTTCATCATCTCCGCAACGGTATTGCTTGTTTCCTTAGACAAACTCAATAGAAGTTCCATCAGACTTGTTATCGCGTAAGGTCTGAAGAAGAGTAAATACTCGAAAGGGATACTTGATTTCTGTCACCTTCCTTGTGAATGGGTCTACCGCTTTGATGTTTTCATTCACACCAATCTTCATCTCATCATATACTTTGTTAATCTGAGCGAAGGTGTTGTGGTCAAGGCGAGGGTCATCTGCATACTTCAATCTTTCTTCAAGAGGTAAACTTGAAACGTCTTCGCCATCAATTGTCTTCAAGTGAAGAGCTTTAACACATTTTGTTGCAAAACGTGCCTTCTTTTCCTCATACTCTTTGAAAGCATCCATATCCTGTTCTGAGAATCTTGGGATTCTTGTAAGGTCAACATTTTTACCTTCTTCCCACTGCTGCTCCATTCTTTGACGGAACTTTACATTTTCGCGGATTGCACGGAACTTCTTTTCGCCTTCCTTAAACTCAGGAATGTTGTACATAAAGTTACGGAGAAGAACTGAGTCACCGTATTTTGGGAAAGTGTATTCAACAACAAACTTCTTTCCATCAATTTCTGTTGTGGCGCGGGCAGTACCTGTAACTTTTGCCTCATCTACATTATAGAATTCGAGTGCATTCAAATCAATGTCAAATGTTGGTTTTTCTTCACCTCTTTCGATTGCAGCAATACGAGCTTTATACTGTGGGTTATCTTTGCCGCCCATCTCTGTTGCAATTACTTCTCTATCTTCGTCAGTCAATTCCCAAGTAACTTCACGAAGTTTTGTTTGATAAAATTTTCTATAAAGTCTTACCAATGTCTCAACAACTTCTTTCTCGTGGAAATTTGCAATCTTTACATCTTTTTCATAAATAAGATCTTGCATCATTTCCAAAACTTTCATTTGAACTTTATCGTCATCAGAAAGCGAAAGGCCTACCAAGTCCTCTGTTGCAAAGTTACGCATATGAAACTTTTTAGGTGCACCAAACTTTCCTTTTGTTGAAAGTTCGATTGTTACATAACCTGCAGGGATTTTCTGTTCTTCGCGTGTCTCATCAATTGCTGTAACGACTTCTTCGTTGTTTAACTGCTGTTCAGCCATTAAATCCTCCAATTATATATTTAGTCTTTGTTCAATTTTTGCAGATATTTTAAGAACGCTTTTTCATTTTTGATTTTCATAAAATCGTTAAGATTATCAATTGTTTTATTTATGTAAAAGCAAACATCATTAGGCACATAATAACATAACAAAACATTGTTATAAAAATCTGAAAGAGCAGGTCTTAAAGTCATAAGGTTGTCCGAAAGGGTATAATCTTTCTTAAGATCGATTTTACCCTTCGTCTTTTCCAACCATTTGTCAAAACATCCATAAACATCCAACATCATATATCAATTAGTCCTCATCTGTTTTTGCCATATTTCCGTGATATACAATGCAAGTAAATGCAGCGTGTTGTATATCAGTTCTATATTCTACAGGTGGGAAGTTTGCATAAGCAATCAATTTATGATTCTTATCAAAGATACCAAGCTCTGTGATTTCAGCGATTGTGTTGTTTTCCTGAACATTGATAGCAAAGTCTCTCAAAGTATTGATTGTGTAAGATGCCTGCAATGTTGATTGTGTTCTTGCATTCCCAACATTCTTCTTATATTGTCTTGAACTGAAGTGCAAACCATACATTGTGAAGTCATCGTTGTCAGTGTAATAATTTGAACCGTCAGACAAGAGCAATTGAAGTTCACCTTTTTCAATATCGAAGTTCTCTGCTTGGTCAAGGAAGTAAATTACATCGTCTTTAACATAAATCTTTGTAATGTCCTTAACTGAAACGTATGGGTACTCAACATCAGTTGTCATAATCTGATTGTCACCTGATTTTGTATACTTGTTGAGTGTAACACTTTGAACCCATCTCTTGTTCTTGATGTTAGACTTAACATTGATAATTTGCCAAAGAGGGTTAACTTCTTTGTTCTTAGACCAAATGTTATTCTTGTACCATTCCTGACAAGTTGCATTTACGGGTTTAGGAGAAACATATCTTCCATCAAAGCCTGTGTAAACATATTTAGAACAGTCACCGTCGCCATCATCAAGGCAATACTCGTTTCCGTATGAATCGTAATTTACATAGCGGCCCTCTTCATTACAAAGACGAATCTTATAATCATTTGCATTGATGTATTCTTCGTCATAATATGCGTAGTTGTTTTCGCTGTTGAAGATTTCATTACCTACTTTTACAGGAGGCTTTGGAGAACCCTTAGGATTGAACCAAACTCTGTCAGGAGGATATGTTGTCATTTCGTCCAAGCTCAATAAGTAATAATGATCTGGGTTGTTCATATTCTCAGGCTTTGTTGTTTGATGAGCAATTGTGAGAAGTCTGAACAAGAAGTAGTGTTCTTTATCATCATTATACTTTTCAAGTTTACCTGTGAAAGTGTTTTGCAATTTGAATGAAGAGTTGTCTGAAGCAACACTTTCAATCTTAATGTTTTTAATACAATTGCAATTATCTTGTGTGTAGAAAACGTCTTTGTAGATGAATACACCTTCGTAGTAGATTAAGTCACTGAAGTTCTTATACTTTGGTGCCTTTGAAATTGACTTACCTCTTAGACCGATGATAATATCGCCTTTTTCAATTCCTTCAAGTTGTTTTTCCATACCATAAGTAAGAGGTGTGCTTCCTTTATCAATTTTTGTATACTTAAAGTTTTCAATGTTCTTTCTGAAAGTATCAAACTCAGGACTCAACTTAGCATCACCTATGTAGTAATCGAAAGTACCATCATCTTTTTCAAGTAAGAAGATTTCATCATCAATTGCAAAGATTGGCAATCTGTAAATTTCGAGACCATTATAAGATATTGTAACATCCTTAAACTCACTCATACCTAAAGTAAGGTCAAGAACGAAGTGGTCTTTATTATAAGTTAAGTGGCCACTTGTTACACTACAATTAAGTAATGTAGTATCTTTAATTTCATTGACATCATCAAAAGCCTTAAATTGATATTGTGCAGTAATGTTACCGTTTACTCCAACATCAGTAATTGCCATATATCCATTTTCTGACTTATGGAATATAATAGGCTTTTCTGATATGATTTCAGCATAAGCATTGATTGTGTTGCCTTCAACATCAAACTCAAATGTAACAGTCTCTTTACCTGTTGCTGGGTCTTTTCCTTCAACCTTTTCATAAGAGAATGATACAGGCATCTCGAAGTGAACTTTTGAAGCTGTGTCCAATTCTCCAACTGTAGCAACTCCATTAACATCTACAGATATGTTACCTACATCCTGTCCGTTCTCATCATATAAGTCGCCCTTATAAGGTGTTTCAAACCAACAAGCTTGAGCATTGTTGAATACTCTTATATTGAACTTTGAACCTGACTTAATCTTTGTCAAAGATGGCACAATGCGGAAGTCTGTTTCATTAAGTTTGTAAAGTTTGAAGAACTTTGCATCGTGTCCTTCAGAGTAACATTCTTCAAGAGTCTTACCGTGCTTAACATAATTGTAACCAACATCTAAGAAGTCATCATAATTGATATGTTCTGTGCCGTCTGCAATCTTGATAGAGTTGTAAACATCAATTAAGTTTCCTACACCATCTGTCAAGTAAACATAATTACCGAGAGAGTTCTTAAGCAATCTGTTTTCAAATGCAGCTGGGTCTCTATCCCAAGGTGTACGGTCAGTAATTGATGTGTTGTTTCTCAAACCACCGTATCCCATTGGGTGATAGTAAATACCTGATGAGTGACGGCCGTCGCCAATCATAGTTGCAATGTTCTCATTACCGTCATCTTTATACTCAACTGTTGGGTCAGCTATAATTGTGATGCCTGTTCCGCCGTTATAGAATGTATAAGGCAAAATGAACAAACCATCAATGTAGCGGCGTGTCTTAAGAACAAAGCATCCGTATTTATTATCATACAAGCCGTATGTAATATCTTTTACTTTTTCAACTTCTTGCTCTTCTTCAACTACTGTCTCTTTTGTTTCACTAATCTTTTTCAATTCAAAGCGAACATTGAATGCAGAGAACTTGTTGTCAGTTGAGCCCCATACACCTTCAACATTTTCAATAAATGATTTGAGAGCAGAAGCTTCTTCAAGAGGCTGAATAGTATCTTCTTCATTCTCACCATTTTTACCGAACACAATATCAAAAGCTTTTGCTTTTGTTGTTTCTTCATCTGTAGTAAAGTCAACTTTACAAGACAAGATGTCTGCAATCTCAAGAGGATTATATTCAGGCTTAATGAGTGCACTGTTATTATTTATATCAAATGCTCTAAGTGTATAAGAATAATGTTCATCTGTGTATGCGTCACCGTTCTTTTTGAATGTTAACTCATTATCAATGTCCATTGTTGAGATGTTTGACAATGCAGACTTAGCAGATACTTTATTCTTACCTGCTGTTTTTGCAAACATAACATCAATGTTTGCATCAATCATATCTTCCAATGACTGAGGCATTGAAGGAGTAACAGTTGTTCCTTCAGAAACATCTACATTATCAAATACATATTTGCTGCCGTCTTCTGTACACAATTTGATTTCATTACCAAATGTGTTCTTAAGAGGCTTAACATCGCCAATCTTTCCGTTTTCATCAATGTCATATTCATAATATGTGTGGCTTACATCTTCATCAACTCTAGGGAATCCGATGATGTCCTTGTCTTGAGTATCAATTGCACTCAAGTATCTTGGTGAGTAAATACGGTCAGCCAAAGCTTCATTCTGAACAGGCTTTGTTGTAGGAACCTTAAAGAGTCCTGTTGTGCGGTTCTTATATTCATTCAACTTTAATGGGTCTGATGACAAGAACTGAACTTGCTGAGGAATATCCATCTTTGTTGAGATTGCAAACAATGCTCTCAACTTACCTGAAGGTATATCACCTGAAGCAAAGCCTTTATTCAAAAGAACAGCATTTGATGTTGCGCTCTTAACTGCAAGGCCTGTTGGAATTGTCAATGAGTTGGCACCTGTCCAGTCAAAGTTCAATGTACCTGAACCATTCATTTCTGATGCATCAATATCAACACCAAAGCCAAGTGCACCGTCTGACCAAGTAAGAGTTCCGTCTCCTGCAGGAGTTGTATGTAACTTACCGTTATCAGCAATTGACATTGCTTGGTAAATAGTTGACTCTGTATCAACATCGCCTGTAGCAGTGTTGAATGAAATTACAATCTGACTTGACTCAAAGCCGCCGTTTGTCTTCTTAACGAAAGCAAGCAACTTATCATCATATTCTTTGAATGAAGCAACCTCAAAGTTGTCATTTGAGAATAGGCTCTTATCAACAAACTGCTTAATAGGAAGAATCTTGAAAGTCTTTCCTGCATCATCTGAGTATAAAACCATAGGTGCAGTACCTGTGTTCTCTTCATCATTCATCCAAGACTTAAGGTTTGCTTGCAATAATGTATCTTCTATAAAGTCGCTGTCATCTCCGCCTGCCAAAGCAACAGCCTTTTTGATTTCTGGGAAAGGAACTGTGCAACCGCCAAAGAAGATATGTTTTCCGTCAGGAGAAACATACATATCTGTTTTGAGACGGAAGAACTTAATAGGCATTGTCTTTGCACTTACTGGGATAACAATATCATCACCATTTGAACCTTTAACTGTTACTGTGTGGAAGTTGTTTATTGTCTTTGCATAAGAACCTCTTAAGTAAGTTCCTGCAGGCATTAAAGCAACATTCCAGTTTATCATATTGCTGAAATCTTCATACTTATAAAGTTTGTCTTTATCAATGTAGAAGAAGTCATCATTAAATGTCTTAAAGAAGAATCTGTTACCTGAAGACTTAACATCTGTGATACAAGTTGTACCAAAGTTTTCAGACTCAACTTCACCGATGAGATACTTCATTACAATTGTTGCATACTGATAATACATTTCATCAAAGTTGACATAGTTCTGAGCAACTTTTGACTGAATTACAAAGTCAAGTGTTGTTCCTGAAATCTTATAACTCTTATCAGTATCAATTCTGAAGTTTTCATCCAAAGGAAGACCTGTGTCACACTCAACTTTAACGATTGCTGTATCAAGACTTGTATAATTTGAAGAGTCTACTGGGATTGTAACGCCTTCTGCTTCAATGTTTTCAACTACACCGTTCTCATCATAGTATTTACATTTTGCTTTGAATGCATTGTAATCAAGGAATTTATTTTCCATATAATCCTTAACTGCATTTCTGAAGTATTCAACATCTTCTCTCTTATATGCTTTATCAAGGCTAAGACCTGCAAGTGTTACCTCACCTTCAGTTTCACCTTCAATTATAGCATCATCTTTGAAAGCCCAACTTGCAAATGTATTGTAAACTTTCTTAACGTATTCGTAAACAGAATTTGAACCTGTAAGAGTATGTGACTTTAAGAAAAGTTCTGTGTTATCCAAAATCTCAGGCAACTTTGTAGCTTTCCAGTGTCTGTTTGTTGAAAGAGTACGAGTATAATTGTTTTCACTATCAACAAGATAGTTCTTTGACTTAATAAAGATGTACTCTTCCATAAGAGCAATATCAATATCATCAGTTGAGAACAAAGATCTGTGAAGCAACTCGCCTTCTTCAGGTACTCTAGGAATATATGGGCCTTCTTTCATTACAAGGTGAGTGCCATCTTTATTATCACCTATACCGTAAATCTTGTCAGCATCATTTTTAGTGTTTGTTGCGTTTTCAACATTTCTGTAAATACGGAATGCAACATCATTAGGGTTTACCAATTCAGTCTCAATGATGTTGTCCTGCTCAACAATTTTTCCTACAGGAATACCGTGAGAAAGGTCGTTCCAAATATAAATACCATCTTCTCTTTGTCTGAAGCAGTTCTCAACATTTGTATCGAACAACGATGCGTAAACTTCAATAGGTTTTTCACCTGCAGGTACAGGAGTCAACTGAACTGCTACAGATGACTTATAATACATAAGACCAAAGTCATCTGTTTCATTAGGTCCAATTGAAGGACTTCTTCCGAGAGTTGCAACAAATGAGTTGAGGTCTTCATCCCAGATAACATTTGTGATTGTTCCTTCAAGTTCAGGAATACCTTCAACTTTACTGAATGTGGCATTATTTACTGCATCAAAGTTGATAGGCTCATCATTTTTCCAAACACCTGATGTAGTTATAACTTGAACATCGCTTCCGTTTACAGCAACGAACAATGCTTTTTCTTCAATGTTTGTTGTGATTGTATGTGTTGCGTAAGAACCACCTGAAAGGCAAACTGCGCCCTCTACTGTGTCTCCACCGTTCAACATTTGAAGAACAAGATTGAATGTTGATGGGTCTTCTACAGGAGCTTCAATTGCGTTAGGCTTCTTAAGATTGATAAGACCTTCAAATACCAAGAGGTTCTTATAATACTTAAACTCAGGCACATCTGAAACAACGTATCTTGGGTCAATTGATTTTCTGAGTGATACATTTTCATATGTAGGAGCAACAAGATTTGTGTTTGGGTCATCAAAGTTTACACCTACATTATCATACTTAGGCAACTTAATAATGTTACCGTTAGTATCAATGCGGCAAGGAAGAATATCATTCAATGTTGTTGTAACATCTTTATCGTATATTCTTGAGAAAGGTTGTGTTCTTTTTCCTGATACGAAGTATTCACCTTTATCAGTAACACCATAAACTTCACCTGAGAATTGTCTTGTGCCTTCAAATACTCTTGAGTTCAAAAGAGGTGTATAGATTGAACGAAGGTCAACTTCTTGGATAGATACAAACTTATCAGATGTTGAAAGGTCAGAGATACTGAAAGGCTGCAAAGCAACGCCTTTAATGTAAGCTTCTTTTGTAATGTCAGTTGAACCTTCAAACTGTGTATTGCTTGTTTGATATGAACCAAATAAGAACTTCAAATCCTTGAAGTACTTCTGTTCCTCAAACTTGATTGCAATCTTTTCATTCTCTGATGCGAATGATTCATTACCATCTGCATCTTTTACAACAGGAGCTGCGATTGTATAGAATGTGTTATGATCTCTATCGTATCTGATAGCTGACTGTGAAATGTTAAAATCAATTTCATTGCTCTTGTTGCCGTTGATGTAATCATCAAACTTATAACCTCTACCAATGAATTGTGGGTCCATAAACAAGTTGATGTCATAAGAACCGTTTGCGATATACTTTCTAGGCAACTTAATAATGTTGAAGATGATGTATGAGTAATTGATAAATGAATTACCCAAGTCCATATTCCAATCACTTAAATCGTGACTTACAGCAAGCCACTGTCCTTCACCTGAACTTGCAGATTTATCTTGCTTAGCAGTGATACGCAACTTGCTGTATACTGTAAAGATTGGGCGATTGAAATATCCGTAGTATAAGTTCTCTTCTGTTTTTGTAATAAGAGGAAGAGGCTTGATTGCGTCAGTAGTACAAATTGTGTAATTCTTATGAACATTGATAAGTTCAGCAGAAGTTCCATTCCAGAAAATACCAAGTGTATCATAAGACTTAAGGCCAAAGAAATCAGGAAGCTCTTTATCAAGCTCGCTGTTGCTTTCATAATTACTTGTTGTTTGGTCATCTTCTGATGCAGGCTTATCGTCTTTTGTGTCCCAAGCACCCTTTATGTAAGAGAACAAAATCAACTTGTCTTCAAATGTTTTATTCCAATTATCATCAACGATATATTCTGTGCCATCACCTGTAATGACATATTTACCATTTTTCTTATCGTCGATAGAATACTCTGTAACATTTTTAGCTTCAATGCCAAGATCTTCGTTGTCGATAGCTGCCTTAGCTTCTTCAACAGAATTGAATACTTGAACATTACGAATGATGTAAGCTTTATACTTAAGTGCTTTATCAATGTTTGAACTGTTGCTGTTATAGAAAGCCTTAAGCATTAAGAGGCGTCTTAATATTTCATTATGAGGCAAGTCTAAGAAGTTTTTGATACGAGTATCTTTATCATCTGCGAGAACACCATCATTATAAAGTTTAAGGTAGTTAACATCTGAGAAAAGTCCTGCACCTAAGATGTCATAGAAAATTGTATTAAAGTGATACAATTGAGAACCAAAAACACCGCCGTTATAAATGTCGTATCTTGTGTATCTGTTGAATTCTCTTGACTCTCTATCAACTTCATCTTGTGTTGTACCTTCTGCAGTAGTTTTCTTTGTGAACCAAAGGTCAGCTTTCTTTTCACCGTACTTTGAACCGTCTGCAAAATAATAATACTGAATACCATCAGCGATAGAATCTTTAAGGTCAGATACGATAGGATAAGCATCAATGAAGTTTGAATACAATTCAGATGCTTTTGAAATCTTCAACTCATTCTTCTTTGTGATGTTCTTAAATCCCTGCTCATAGAATAAAGCATCAATGATTGTGTAAGTCTTACCGTTTTGGAAAGTCTTCAACTGAATGTTGTATTCATTAAGAGGAATTTCAAATATTGGGTTGTCGATATTTTCATATGTGTGGTAAACTGAAGATGCGTCAGCCAAAGTGTTTACTTTTGAATAAGTTGATCTTTTCTTCAACTTTGTTTCGCCGACTGTTCTCCAGTCATCAATTGTGTCTTCAGGATTACCACCTTTTGTTGGCTCAATCTGATGATCCCAGAATGTTGCACCGTAAACGTTAGGATAGAAAATATCTGACATCAACTTGAAGTAAGACTTATAATTCTTACCACCAGTACCAATCTGAACATAAGCAGGAATTGTTGTATCATCCCAGTTATTTGTTTGGAACAATGTCTTCAACTTTTCATCTGTGTAATTTGCATTCTTAATCAAAGATGCATAACCTGACAAGTCAGTGTTCAAGATAACATTTGCGCCAACATTTACATTTTCTTTTGCAAGAGGAAGTTCATTATTATTTTGAATGTAGTCAAGCCAGTCAACATTCATCAAGTTTTCTGTATGTCCGTTGTAGTTCTTTGAACTAATCAACTTATCAGCCTTAATGTCAACAAATACATCTCTTGTGTATTTTGCAATTGAAGGTGTTAAGTATTCTGCAGGGTTACCTGAAAGTTTATCACCATAAAGATATTTAACTACTTGACGGAATGTCTTAGGATTGAGAATTTGTTTATCTCTTAAGTCACCATCAAATACAACGGCTGAAACATTAGGCCATTCTTTTGTGCCATATACACCGTGGTCAAAGAAAGAAACTTTATCATAAATACCCAAGTCATTCATTACTCTTTTGTAGTTGAATGGGTCATCTTTAATCTCATTAGGTGTTGTTGTTACTGGGCATTCAAAATGATATGTCAAGTAGCCGCCTTTAGGGATTGATGTGTTCAATGTTAATGAATTGTTTCCTAAAGATACAACATAAGCGTTGCCAATACCTGGGCCACGAACTTTTGAACCTACACTGATAGACTCAAACTTTTTCTTTGCATCATCAGTCAAGAACTGCATTTCGTGGGTTACCTGATTTGCTTTCTTATCAACAAATACCTGTGCAGTTACAGTGTATGTCTTTTCATTGTATACTTCAAATTTTATTGTTGACTTAAATGCAAGAGCTCTATCATCATCAAGAATGTTGCTGTAAAGTTGTCCAATCTGAGATGTGTCTTTAATCAACTTGCTTTGGTCAACTTGTGCAAGATAGTAAGTTTTTTCAAAGTCGCCATTTACATAGTTTCTTTCCATTGGGATTGCGCCATTCATTGGGTCAATAGGTAATACTGAAACATTACCAAGATTGAAGCTTTCAACAAATCCCAAGTCTAACAAGAATTGATATTTACCATAAATACCTTGGTCACCAACCTGTCCCAAGAATACAACTTTGCTATCATAGCCAAAAGATATAACGCCATCTTTTAAGAGAAGTTCTTTATTCTTTCTAAGACGAGCAAGTTCTGTATTTGCTTTAACAAGGTCTTCAGTTGCATCTTTTACTTTTTCTTCAGCAGCTTTGTAATCAGACCAATAAGAATATGCAAACTCTTCAAGTTTTGCAATTGCTGCATCAAGAGTTTCTTGTTCTTCTGCAGTAAGTGTTTCTTTTACAGACAACTCTTCATATGTTTCAAGAGGTGTATCAGTAAGAGTATTTTCAACTTGTTTTATTAAAGCACGAGCTCTTGCCATATCTCTATCATACTGCAAGATCTCTTCATTGATTTCATCAATTAACTTAAAGCTGTCATCACCATAAAGAGTACGGAATAACTGTTCTGACTTTGTTTCTGGGATAGCTTTAACTACAAATCTGATTGAGTCAAGGTATGAAGCTGTGAAAGGCCCTTGAGTCATTGTTTTCCAGAAGCATCTCAACGAACCGTGCAATACGATATAGTCACCATCTCTGTTCTGAACAACGACTGCGGAATTATCATCTGATACAACTGTATCGTTTAATTCATCGAAAGGTGAATAATTTTTGATTGCAAGATAATCTGAAATGTTTTTGTCGTGGTGGAATGTTGCTTCAAGAACACCCCAAGAAGCACCTACAACTTCATAAGTTGTTGTACTTTTCATTGAAGCATCATCAAAAGATATAAAGTCACCTTTCTCAAGTGATGTGCCAACCAATTCAGGTGATGCTTTATTTACTGTAACGCCTTCATCAAACTCTGTTTCACCATAAAGTTTAATCATTTCTTCAGGAGGAAGAACGATTGTATTTTTTACAATTGAGTTGTATGCATAGTCAACTGTATCTCTGAGGGATTCATATCCTTTAAGAGCATCAAATCCTGCGCAGTAGTGGAATAAAGGTCTTAAGTATTCTGAGAAGAATGCTTTTGTGCGATTTGCTTTTCCATCTGCCCCGAAAGACATATCCCAGTTTTTAATGTTTGTTGTGTCAAGATTATGATCTTTTTGGAACTGCTCAAGTTCATCAATTGTTTTATACTTATAAAGTTTCAAGTATGAAGGTTTTGACAAAGCAGACAATTGGAACCCGTAAACTTTGTCATCAGAAGAAACATACTCAACATAGCTCTTGTCATCGATTGTTGTAATTTTTGGCTCGATAACATTATACTGTTTCAAGTTTGCAATCGAACCTACGATGTCTTCATTATGGTTTGTGAAGAATGAGAAGTCGTTTTCTTTATATATTTTGTGGTCTTGTAAAGTTGAGTAGCCATCTTTTGAAGATACAAATTCAAATACAAAGTCCTCATACCCAGGGAGTGTATAAGCAGGAAGTATAACAGAGTTTGATGATACGAATGATGTATCACGGCTGTCGCCATTGAAGTCAATACGACGGAACAATGTTTGATAGCGCTCATCAAAAGTATCAATAATATAATTCTTTACAGGAATTTCACTTGGCTTATAAAGAACATCGCCGTTTGAATTTGTTTTTCCTGAGTCAGTACCCATCATTGGAGCAATTGTCAAGTTCTTTCCAATTGGGAATACCATAATGTCTTCGTATGCATCGTGTCCTGTCATACGATAGCCAAGTGTTGAACCAAAGAACTTTCTTCTTGCAGCATTTGATGTCAAGTTACGAAGGTTAAGTTTAAATTCTTCTGAACCATCAACGTCGCCGATAGAGTCTGCAACAAGTTTGAAGAATTCATTATTAGGTTTATAATCAACCATTGCAGCTGCATTGTTGAAAGCATCAAGAACTTCATTTCTTGTAAGCAAGTTCAACCAATCAGGGTGATCTGGGTAAATACAATTGAGGTAACGATAGATTTCGTGCAAGAATAAATCCTGCTCAACAGTAAGTGTACCATTGATTTCTGTTCTATGAAATTTTGGAACATACTCTTCATAAGATTCAGTATCAGGATTCCATTTTTCACTTTTACTTGGGCCATAAGAAGCTGCCTGTTTTCCATTTACAATTTTAACAGGTGGTGCGATAAGCTCTCTTGTTTCTGGGTTACCGTCAGCATCAACGCCTTCAATGTATTTACCGCCTACAGGTAAGTCGTAATCTACATCTTCTGTTCCGATAAGCCATTTCCAAGTTTCATTTTGTAATGAATGATGCATCTGCTGGAAAGTTCTTACAGCAGGTACTTCGTTAGTGATTTGAACTCTTGTTTCTAAATCAAATTCTGAGTTGCTTGTGTACATTCTAACCTCAATTTATTTTTAATTAGTTTGATTTTGGAGCGCTTCAGCTTTTTGCTCTGCAGGTGTCTTAATACCTAATCCTTGCAAGAGATTTTGTAATTGGAACATACCTTGAAGAATTGCCTGTGCTTCATCTTTTGAGCCACAATTCTCATTTAAGTTCTTTGCACTTTCTGCATTCTGTCCAATTGAAATGTTTACCTGAGCCTGTTGCTGTTTTTCCATTTGTGCTCTTGCAGCAATATCAGCGTTTATCTCCGAAGTCATAAGTTGGAATGTTGGTCCCAATACTTTTGATACACGGTCATTAAGATTAACAAAGTTGTTTGTATGTAATGCAATCAACTCTTTTGATGAGAAGCCGCCATTCTTTTCTGATAATTGAAGTCGAGCTCTTATCTCTTTTTCAATATCTTTTTGAAAGTCGTATTCTTCACTGATAATGTTAAATGTATGTTTTGTGAAAGATGCAAGTGAAGACTCAACATCTCTTACAGGAGCTTCATTCATACGAGCTTGCTGAACATTCTTCGAGTTTGTCTTTGCAAGGTCATTCATCTCTTGAAGAATTGCAATGTTTTTATCTGCTTCTTCTTTAGTCAACTCTTCGTCCATTTTCAAGAATCTCCTTTTTAATACGATTTTCATTGTAGTGTTCAATAAATCTTTGTAACTGTTGAACCCTAACTCCAAGCTTTACAGAACTTAATTCGTCGTCTTGGATAACCTCTTTTATTTCGTCCCACGATAAATCTCTATACTGTCTTAAATAATAACATAACGCTATCTGAATTGTTTCTTTGAAGTCAGACTTCGTTGGGAACTTAACTGTTTTTCCACTAAGGAGTTCAATTACTTCCATAAACTTTTCAGTCCCCAAAAGATTATATAATTCAACTAATACAAGTTGCTTATCGTCTTTTTCGGAATTCTTTAGCATATTAAGTTTTATTAAGTCTTTGATAAGATCGTTTACTGGGTTATCTTTAATAATGTCGTTAACATTCTGTTGAAAAATTGTCATTGGCTTTTCAAATAAATTTTTATCACCCATTAAAGTTCTCCTAAAAATTAGTCATACTAGTCAATTTTCAACTAATTCAATTATGGCAAGAGATGAATACATTAAAAGTTTTTATGAAGATGAAATAGGCTCAAAATGGATTGACATACATCAATCAGTCAAGTGTTGTATTGAAAAATTTTTGGCTGATTTGTTGTTTATGAAAGATAAGAGTCGTGTTGTATTCTCTCCTTCAGATTCAGTTTTCCGTAGAAGAATTGAAACAATGGATAGAGGAAAGAAGGAAGATACACAGCTTTCACCTATATCATTAAACTTGCCTTTTGCTGCGTATCATCAGTCAAGCGACTGGGAAGCAGATGACCGCCCTTTTGCTCAAAACACATCACAAGCAGTTCTTGGTATTTATGATATGACTTTATATAGAAGACTTCGTTCTCTTGCTTGTAAGTCAACATATAAAGCTCAGATATTTTTTAGTTCTCGTGAAGATGTAAGAGCTGCACAACAACTTCTTTATTGGGAACAAGAACCTAAGCATCCTGCGTGGATGTATTCTGTTTTTAATTGGAAAGGACACCCTATTGCAATTCCTTCTTATTTAACGATTGAAAGTGTAAACACAACACCTGAATGGGAAGAACTTAAGTTCCTTGAGCAACAACGTATATTCCCAATTGAGGTTGAGTTTACTGTTCGTTCATATCAAGTTATTATTCCAAAGATGGGTGTCATTCGTCTTCCTTATAGATTTTCAAATTACAATGTTGATGAAGGCGACAATATGTTTCTTACAGAAGAAACTGTTTTGGAATTTGTTGCTGATAAATGGGATAACATTGACTTGGAATCACCTGTAGACCCTAAAGATGAAGAACTTAATATGTATGCGAAAAAGTTTTTCGAAGATACAGATTATACAGAAGAGCAAGTTCAGATTCTTGGAAAACATTTGATGAACACAACAACTTATGATATTATTAAGGGTTACTTTACAGAAACAACAGAAGTAAATCTTGATGCTTTTTATTATTATGAGCCAACATCAACACCGCATTCTGCTGTTATCAAATACAAAATAAAGAATGCTGACCATAAATACTTCCAAGAGATGCGTATCATAGTCCCAGGAAGAAAAGATCCTATCATCATAACAGATTGTAAATCAAAAGAAGTTGTTATTGAAGGATTGAACCCAAGTTCAACTTATGACCTTGTTATTTTGACTTATTCAACAAGTGGAAACATTACAACTTTCAACTTATCAGTAACGACAAAAGCAGACCCGAACGATATGGCGCCAACACCTGAAAAAATAAACAAAAAGAAAATCACGGGTCTTGTAGGACAACATATTTAAAAACAAAAAAGGCGAGGAACTTCCTCGCCAATTTTATTTCAATTTAACATTAGTTGTTTTCAGAAAACTCTTCACCAAAAGCAAATGCATCTTCATAAGATGGGTCAATTGGCGGGTTGTCCATATTTGCAATTCTGTCAGCTTCGAAGTCATCAAAAGAGAAGTTGTCTTCATCTTCAAAGTCATCGTTAAAGCCATCTGTCAAATCAGACTCAAGGTATTCAGTATCAGCTTCAGGAACATCTGAATCATAACCTTCACCATCAATATCTGCTTCATCAAGAATTGCGTCAAATGAGAACTCACCGTTTTCATTCAACTTTTTTGCTTCTTTCATTGGCTGCTTTTTGTAATCGTCAAGATTGATTTCCTTGCCTTCATTTACAATTGCAGATTTAGGTGCGTCACCTACGTGAGGTGTTGTATCAATTGCAGGAGCAGTTGGTGCATTTCCCTGAGTAGGAGCTTCACGCTGACCATTGCGGATTGCTTCGCCTGCAGACTTTGTTCTCAAATCTCCAAGAGGGATATTGTCAACATAGTCCTTCAAGTTTTTAATGGAGTTCTGTCCTGCTCCATTAACCAAGTTAAGAACAGCGTCAGCAGATGCATTCAACTGAATTGGCAAAACGTGGGCAACGTTTCCACCAAGTGCAACTGCAGCCTGTGAAACTGCATCGAAGTCATCAACTATTGAAAGAAGTTTTTGCTCGATTTTGTCTAAAGTACTCCAAAGCTGGTCTGGATTTACTGCCATTTTATTCTCCTATATTTATCAATAATCAGGCTTAGGAATGACCTAACTATTGACTATCGTTTATTTAATTAGTTAGATTATGAAACCTAACTTAAATATTCCTGAGGTACAATCAATTGAACACTCGTTCCATTGAACACCTGGGACAACCTTAAGTCTGTCAAGTAAATACTTTGCATCTTCTGCAATATCTTGCTGTGAAATATCAGTTCCTATCCAAGACTCAACGCTGTATTCAGCATTGACTTCAAACTGAGGCTCTCCGTTCAAGATATTAAAGTTTGCATTAAAGCTGTTACCTTTATAAGCTTTATTGTTTCCTAATAATTCAATAAGGCCTGCTTCACAAAGAGGCATAACTGTTTTTGTGATAGTAACAATTTTTTGATTAACTACTTGAGGAATCTGTGATATATTCTTGAAGTTTCCGCTTGCAAAAGATATTGAAGCATCACCTTCAGGATTGATTGCGTCGTATTGTAAAGAAGTATCTTGAGCAACATTTACATCAGTGCCATCATCAAGTTCAAGTGGCTGTCCTTCTGATGATATTCCTCCGCCTGCTGGTATTGGAGCGGCTGCAGGCATTTTCATTGGAGCGTCACCTGTTTCCTGTTGGTCCTGAGCAGCTGCTGAAACTTGGTCACCTGAGTCGACTGTTGGGTCTACATCAACACCATTATCTTCAGGTTGTTCAGCGGGAGCAGCCTGCTGTGTATTATCAGCAGGAGCAGCGGCTGCAGGTTGTGCAGCTGCATTGTTCTGTGTTTGCTGTTCTTCTGTCTGATTTTTGTTTTCTTCGTCCATATAGAATTAGTTAATATAATTCAGAGGTAGAAGATGAGTTCAAAAGCAAAAAAGGTTGGAAAGAACATATTAAAAAATGAATCGTTGAAAGCAACAAAAGACATATCCAACAATCTTGTTATGATGGGACATTGTAAATGTTCTGCTCCAATTTTCAGTTATATTGATACTGAAGATAAAAAGTCAAGATTTGATATGTATTGTATGGGATGCGGTTATGTATCAGATATTCGTTTCCCAAGACACGATGATGAATTCTTTATGAAACACCCACATTCGCCTCTTGAAATGCTTATTGCTGCATATAAAGAAAGAGGTGTTAATATTACTGATGAGGAAATTGCTAATGAACCTCAGTCAGAATATGTAGGTACTTATAGGAAAGGCGAAGATGAGCAGGGAAAGTAACATCGAAGTTTTTAGAGACAGTTGTGCAAGAATTGCAAACACAAAAGAATTACAGGATGCGATAGCTTACACAAATCAGTATATGCAGGTAATTCCCGAAGGAAAGGATTTGAAGCTCGAGCCTTCAATCAACTCAAAATCAGCAAACATTGCAGTTATAAAGTCGGGTACTTTTGACGCTGCAAGAAGCTTGTTTGAAAAGCTCGGTGGTAATGTTGCAGCACTAAACTTTGCTTCAGCAACAACTGCAGGCGGAGGTGTTGTAAAAGGGTCATCTGCACAGGAAGAGAGTCTTTGTCGTTGTTCAACTTTATACAACACAATCTCAAACGAAAAGTGTTGGAATGAGTTTTATAAGCCACATCGTGATAATCTCGACCCGCTTCACAATGACGACATTATTTGGACTCCTAAAGTTGCAGTTTTCAAAGCGGATAACTACACTCTTTTGAAAAGTCCATATCCAAAGATTGATGTAATTACTTGTGCAGCTCCAAACCTTCGTGAAAAGAATTGTGATATGTTCAATGTCGATAAAGCGATAGACCGTAAAGTCAGCAATGATGAGTTGTATAAAATACATTACAAAAGAGCTTGTCGCATTTTCGATGTTGCATATAAAAAGAAGGTAGATCATATTGTTGTAGGCGCTTTTGGATGCGGTGCATTTAAGAACGACCCAGCAACAGTTGCAAAAGCTTGGAAAGACGCCGCATACAACAAATGTACTCTTTTTAAGACGATTGTTTTTGCAATTTATGACAATCCTTACTCAAATAACTTTGAAGTTTTCAAAGGAATAATTAAACCCGAGTAAAAAACACTTTATATTATTATTGAAGGAAAAATTATGTCAAATTGGTCAGCATCAAGAGTTGGTTGTTTCGTTGAATGCCCACTTAAATATAAACTCAATTACGTTGAACATTGGAAATCAACCGCGCCTGTAAACACACAGCTTGCAGATAAAGGATCTGCTTTTCACGAAACAGCTGAAAAGTATCATACAGGTATGTCTGAAGAAGACTTCTGGAAAATTCTTAATGAAAGAATTGAACATTACAAAGTAAATGTAACTGACCCAGAAAAAGAATTTTATTACGACTATCATCCTGCTGTTGCAAAGTTTTTCGCCTTTTGGAATAAATTGATTGCCCCAAAAGAAGCAGAAGGATGGAAAGTTTCTCAGGAAGGTAAAGTAAAAAATACAATCAACAAAGAACCTTTTATTGGTTATCTTGACTTGTGTCTTGAAAAAGATGATGAAATAATTATCTACGATTATAAGACAGGCGCTTCAATCAACGCAAACTCTTACAAACCTCAGCAAGTTTTGTATGCTTATATGAAAGGCCTTGAAAAAGGTTGGACAATCGAACAGACTGCTGCTCGTGTAAAGTTGTTTATTTTTGGTCCTATGCAGAAGGATTTGGAAAATAAAACAGTTGAGCAGAATATGCTTCGTGGTGTAAAAGAAATCAAATACACCGCTGAAGAAATGGAAGACTTAATCAACAATCATTATATTGGAAACATCGAAGCAATTCACACAATGAACTGGTCAAGAGCCCGCGGCAATATGACTCATTCTTGTTCTTGGTGCCCTTATTGTGGGTCACAGCCAAATAAAGAAGGCTTCTCAGGTTGTCCTGCAACTGTAAAAGCCGGCTTTATGACTCCTGACGGTGTTAGCTTTGTGAAATAATATACATCATAGGACGAAGTACTTTATCAGTCCCAACTGATTGGCCTGCAAGATTTTGTATTTTGCGGGCATTTTCAAATTTAGAGAAAAATGTTTCTCCTAAAGAATTGATTATATAAGCGGATGGCGTTGTAAGATCAGAAGCTTCTATCTCTGTGTAATCATCATATGTTCCTGCAAGAATTGTCTTTTCATCTATCTGAGGTGTAGCAACATACTTACCCAATGAATTATACCCATTTACATATACTGTAGATATAGCTCCTGTATTATTTTTATATAATGCTTCACCTGTGCACTTGAAACGACGACAAGAACGTAAAGATACAAACCTTTTATAAGAAACATCATCTGCTTCTTTAATACAACTAAAATATGCATCTCTTTTAAGAATATCTTTACTTAGTGCCTGCTCCTCGTGGCCTGCAGATGCATAGCAGTAATACCCTGCAAACTGTTCTGGAACGTCTCGAGATTGCTCAAAATATATTAAGTCGGATTTTAAATCATTATTGTTGTCATCAACTATGCTGTCAAGAAGATATAAATGTTGCTTTAAGAAATTAAATAAGTCGGTTCTCCAGCTTTCACCTGAGTTTGCATCATAATTCAAATTACGATACATTTTGAATGTTGCAAACACCCTAATAGGATTTCCATCATCATCAACAAACATAGGAAGTATTTCACAATTTGCATCTGAAGAACCATCAACGTTGAAAATCAAACCTTCAAAAAGTCCGTTAGGCTCTTTTACGCCGTTAGCGTCTTTTTTATTATAATCGTAATCAAACCACAAAGTATATTTTAACGGGGCTTTAATAAGTAACAAAAACTTCTCAGTTATACCGCCTGAAAAGAAACTTGAATAGTCGGCTTGTTCACCTGCTAAAGTTTTGCCATCTATCGTAAGATGCTGAAGAGTTAAAGATATTGTTTGTGCTACAGGCGAACAGCTATCATACTGTTCGCCATATAAGTTGTTTGACATAAGTTATATTAGTTTATTGCTATAAGTTGTCCGAATGTAAGGTCTGCTGGGGCAGGATCACCTGCGATATTTTGTGCACCAGTGATTGCTTCAGTAGTATGGTCAGAAGCTCCTTTCAAAACATACAAGATTGACTTAATTGCTGTAGCTGCAGCTTCAATACTTGTTATGCTGCCTGAAATAGCAAGGCTTTTAGAAGTTCCATTAACCATAACAGGAGTGTCGCCTTTCTTTGCATACAATGTGCCTGGGTCTATACCTGTGATGTTTTTTATATCAATTGTGCTGCCTTCCAATCTTACTTCATAAGAAGCATCTGTTAAAGTCTCCTGTGTTGCCTCATATCTTTTTGCCATTTTCTATCTCCTAATATTTAGTTATTCTCCTGAACTGCTATCTTCGCTACCTGTTGAATTATCTGTCGCACTATCATCGCCTACAGTCAAGTTATTCACCGTGAGATTGTTTTCAGTAATAACAGGAGTCAAGTTATTAGCTTTTTCAACATCATCTGTGATAACGCTTGACAAGTTATTTGCAGTCTCAACAGTTTCCTCTACAACAGGATTCAAGTTATTTCCTTGGATGTCATCTTCTGTAATAACCGGAGTTAAGCGGTTACCTACATCAATTGTTCCTAAGAGGAAGTTTTGCTTGTAAGATGAGCTGTTGCTATATTCTTTTTCAACATAATCAAACCAAGCTTCATAGGTAATGTTATCTTCATTATCGATGATGCGGATCTTGCACATCTTTTTACCGAATCTCTTTGATACAGGACCTACAACTTCGAGAGTACCTACATTAGGTGTATGTCCTTCTTCCCAAATGAAGTCCTCATTTTCGCCGTTATGGTCAATTTGAATTGCCTTATCTGAGATTACTGTAATGTTACTACATTTGAGGTATGCAAGGATAATTGCTTGTTCTTTTACTTGCTGACACTTTTCATCGTATTCTTTTCTCAACTGTTCTACGATGTCTGCAACATAAGCTTTCATAGCAGCAGGTGTTACAACTTTATTGTCAGGCTGTTGCTTTCCGTCGTCTTTGAGAACAGTATCGCCATCTTTTTCTTTAAGGTCTGTATCAACATCGCCAACCAAACGGTTTGCAACATTTGTCTCTTCAATTGCTCCCCAAAGAGTTTCTGCTTCGATAGGTGACTCTGCAGTCTTTGTGCCCATCTCATCTTTGATAGCTCCAATTTCATCTTTAATATCTTTAACTTCTTTATCGTTGTCTCTTGCATATTGCTGAAGTCTTTCATCAATATCAATTGCTGCAACATCAAGTTTATTGATATATGAGTAGAGCTTATTAAGAGCAGCGTGTACACCTGTTGCTTTAACCTTATCTGGGTCTGTTTCAACTTTTGACTTAATCTTGAAGTCTTCGCTTTCTGCAGGGATTACATAGTTCCAATCAACTGGGTAATTGTTAGGATCATCACCTAATACTTTTTCAAGTTTAAGTGTGTTGTAGTAAGATTGTAAAGCAATCTCTGCAAGTGTATAGTTACCAGAAGTTGTGATGTACTTCTTGTTGTAAGCTGTTGTGCAGTACTGTTTTCCATTTACGAATACATCTTTATCGCCATCATCTCTATCTTCGAAAGTAAGGTGAAGGTCACCGATGAAGTAATATGGATCTTCTGTGCTACCAAAGCCAACATATCTATAAATAGCTTTTACCCAATCTTCAAGAACATCAATACGATTCTTTCTGTAAGCGTTACCATCTTTATTTTGCAAGATGAAGCCTTTACGATGTCCGTCTGCTACAGGAGACTCACTTTCACCTACAGCAATATGAGCTTTTGGAACTGCTGGGTCAAAGCCTTTTGCATTTTCAAATATAGCATCAACTGTTCCTGATAATCTTGATGATGTACCTGCGCCTGCATCATAGTTGTAAGCTTGAGGCACATTATATAACATCTTATATAATGCATCAATTACTGAAACACCGTTAGGAGAGTTCTTGAAGTTGTCACTTGCTTCATCAGTAACATTGAAGTGTACTGAACCTGTCTTGTTATCTGAAGCATCTGCATTTGCCAAGTCAGAACCGTAGAGCAATTTAAGAACTGCTCTCATATCAGATGTTACAGTATAATCAGGAGTTGGAACCTCACCGTTTGGAGCAAGAGTTTCGTAAGCATCTTTTGTAATTCTTGCGTTACCGTTCTTATATGTATCGTAATCAGTACCGAGCTTAGCATTGTTGTAGCCCAAGTTCATTTCACTGTTCTTAATACGTTTGATTGCATCATAGATTGTATCGTAAACATCGAAGTTGTCTACTGTGTCGTGAACAGGTCTTACCCAATCTTCAGCAGTAATTGCTTTGGCTGCAGAAGTTCTTTCATCGTTTTCAACTTTATCTGCATACAAGCCTGCGCTGTGGAAACAAAGTCCTGAGTTGCGTCTCAAGAACTTCATATAATCATCAACTGATGTTACACCGTCATAAGCGCCTTCACCGATACGAGGAGCATCTTTTGTGAAATCAGTTTTGTTTGCAAATCTTGAGAACATCAAAGTCAATGCTTTTTCAATGTCGTCAAGTCTCTGAAGAACAGTATAATGATTACGAGAGTTTTTATTGTTTTCAAGTTCTGCAGTATTATCGTATGTTGTTGCTACTGTGTTGTCTGCGTTTATTTTCCAATTGTTTTCATTGTTTGCAAGGTCTTTCCAAGGTGTCAACTTTGTCTTAACCAAGTTGTTTTCATTACCTGAGAGAAGTTCAATTATAACATCAAGAATTGATGCCTTGCCAAAAATATCTTCAATCTTTTCAGGTGAACGAGAACTGAATGAGTCAATCATTTCTGTACTTGCTGACTCATTATTTTCTACACCATACAAGTCTTTGCCGTTGTATGTATTTACTTTTGCTCTTGTTGCACCGTAAGTTAAATCGAAGTTGTAAAGGTCCTGAAGAATCTTATCAATTCTTGAAAGGCCTTTCTTAACATATATGCCATTTTCAACATCATCAACTGAACCATCAGAGTAAACATCACGAAGAAGTGTTACCAAAGTTCCACGAATGTAATCAAGTTTCTTTGGATTCTTTTTGATGTCGTCCTCACCGTTGATGTTAATTGTGAGTTGATTGAGTTTAGCTACGATTCTGTTGATTGCATCGTTAATACCATCAAAGTCATCAATATCTTCTGGGTTTGAAGTATATGTTGTATCTGTTGGGTACTTAACTGCATCTTTGCCGCCGAAGTCGTTATCATTTGCAGTATCAGGAACAAGCGCCTCATTAGGTGTAGCTTCTTCTGTAATATCTGCAACATCAGGATATGTTTTACCAATATCCTTTGTAAGGAAGATTCTTTCTTGGTTATCATCCTTTGCAGCTTCACCGTTTACTTCTTTATCAATCAAGTCAAGGCGTGAATAGTTTTCGCCATCTTCAGACCAACCGCCAAGTTCATTGATATTTGTTGGGTCAGCATTTTGGAACACTTCACGACACAATGCTTTAACCAAACGGTTAAGACCTGCGATTGTTGACTTTTGGTCATTTGCTGTAAAGTTTGGATTCTTTTCGTCCTCACCTGGGAGTGTAGGAGAATCCTTACCGTATGTTGATACTTCAAGGTTGAGCAATCTTTCCTGTGTTTCTTTTGCAGCTTTCAAAAGAATACCAATAACAGTTGACTCACGCATACCCTGTTCTGGGTTGTCAGTTACAAGTTTGAGGTATTCTGCAATAGAAGCTTTCTCTTCATCAGTATAAGTATACTCAACTTCGTCTAATGCAGTCTTGTTTGTCAACTCTGCATCACTTGCAAAGTTTTCTTTTGTTGCAGCAATTCTTTCAACGATAATACCGAAGTATCTCTTGTACCAAGGGTCTTCAGATAAGTATTCTCTGTTATACTTGAATGTTGCAAGAGGCATTTCATAAATTGCCTGCAAAGCTTCATTTAATACTTGCTCTTCACCGTCACCGATATATTTATCTGAGAACTCACTTCCGATAGCAGGAGAGTTCTTACCTTCAAATCTTGAAAGAACATACTTCTTTTTAATTGAAGATGTTTGAACAAAGTTACCATACAAGCTTAATGGGTTTCCGTTATCATCTTCAAAAGTTATATCGTGTTCGTCGTCAGAGAACCCATACTTGATATTCATTGACTTGTTGCTGCCAACACCACCGCGTATTCTCTGAACGTAATCAAAGCCATTACGAATATCAATATCTTCTACAAGTTCAGATGTGTTACCATAAGTTTTGATTGTATGTCTTATAAGGTTACCGTCTGCGTCTCTGTATTCTGTCAAGTTACCAAGACGAGTTCTGTAATCACCTGTAGTAGTCTTTTGTGTATAAGGGATTGTGATTGCAATTGCAGCATTCTCTTTTTCAACATAAACTTCATTTACATCTTCTGTTACATTGTTTGACAAGATATGCTGTGGGTAACCCAAGTTTGCAGATTGTAAAGTTTTTGCATTAAGGTTGCCTTCATAACCATCATTTACAATTCCGTGAGGATGATCTGTAAAGTCTTTTGCTGTTGCATTTTTAACCAACAACTCTTTATGAGCTTTGAACATATAAGAAGGAAGCAATGCGTAAGGCTCATTTAAGATGTCTTTTTGTAAGTCTGCTTTATGTGAGATTGCGCTATCTTCAGTTTCATTCTGATAATAATACTTTAATATTCCGTTATAGTAATCAAGGAATGCGCCGTTTGCAGCTGCAGGATTCTTCAAACGAAGATTTGTGTTGAGAGTATATGCAGCCAACTCATCTTCGTTCTCAAGAGCTTCACCGTTCAATCTGATTGACTGAATATAACCATTTACATCAGCTCTTCTTTCAGTTGAACCAAGTAATAAGTCTTTTGTGTAAACTCTTCTGTAAAGGTCCTGACGAACAGCGTTACCTGAGATTGCGTGGCTTACCCAAGGTTGGTCAGTTGCATCAACCAAAGACTCTTTTACATAATCTTTGAAAAGAGCTTCAACATCAAACTGTCTTGAGTAGTAATCGTGTTTTACAACAAAGATTCTTGCACGACGACCTGCAAGTGAAACAGGTGGAGAGAATGGGTCAGCTTGATAACAAATACCCATAGCAGTATCATCGTTATCAACTTCGTTAGGACCCTGTGTTCCGTTATAAGCTGCTCTCAATACCCAAGTTCCGTAAGGATTTGAGTCAGAAGGCTCATTAGTTTGTGTTACAGTCCATTTATAACCAAAGTATGTAAGTGCATCAAATGAATGGAAGCCTGGGTCAATTTGTACCCATTCAGGAACATTGCCATCTGACAAGTCAGCGAAGAACTTGATGTCAAGATTCTCCAAATCTGGGATTTGCAAACGGTCTTCCTCAGGACCATAAATCATAAGAGGAGTAATGTCAATGTCAGGTATTCTTGCCTGATGTGCTAAGATGATTTCCTCTTCTTCTCCGTTGTTATCAACAACTTGCTTTGGATAATCAATATCAACGAAGCGACGAACAAAAGGTGTTCTTGGCATTTCTTTATAAACGCCTTCTGCAAGCCACTTAATCTGTGCAGGAGTATAAGACTCTTCTTCACCTGTATGTTTTTGATACTGAACTTTTGGGATAATAAATCCTGCTTTCTCTACTTCACCGAAAGAATATGAACCAAGCTTCAAGTCAGCTTCATCATACCAGTTCTTAAGTCTCTTATAAAGAAGTTCGTGTCCTTCATATTCTACAGGCTGACCGTTCATCAACAAGAAGCCGAATTCAGCTTCACCTTTGATAGAAGGCTTCATATAGCCTACAGGAAGGTCACCATTGTTATATTGTCTTACATCACAACAATCGACAATTAAAGCATCTTTATATTGTGCATAACCGATTGAGATGATTGAGTTGTAGTATTCTTGAGGAACTTTGAAAATGTTACCGTGTGAACCGAGATAGTATCTTTCACCTACTTCAAAAGGATTTGAGTCATCTCTGAAAAGACCCTGCTTTAAGAAAATTGCATTTTCACCTTTCTTTACAAGTCCAGTATGTCCTGAGTTGTAAATACCAATAATGTTCTGTCTCTTAGGATTACGAATGTCTGCAAGAACAGCATATCCTCTGTTGAAGAATGAACCGTGTGACTTGATATTGAGGTCAGATAAAATACCTGTTAAGTTTGATGAAACATAAACATCAAAGTAACCACCAATGTCGTTTGCTCTACAAATAAGACGATGCTTTGTGCCAAGTTCAGACTCATCAAAATCAAGGTCTGTAATGTTTGATGTATGGCCATCTTTTAATGAAACATTTTCGCCTTGTGAGATGTAAGCCATTGCATTTTTAAGTTCAGCTTCCAACTTTGAAATCAAGTTTGTTGCTGATGCTTCAGTAACAGCAAGGTCTACTTTTTCGATTGACTCATTATAATTTGCAGCATAATACTTTGCAACTTGATAGAAGGCGCGGTCATTATAATCATAAGCTTCACCTTCATTGAGAAGGCTTTCACTTATTTCGCCATTTGTCTGAATGATGTATGTTTTACCGTCAATTCTTTGAAGAGCGATAAAACCTTTAGGCATTGGAGTATTAACAAGCTGATTGATGTTGAATGAGAACTCAAATGTTTCATCATCTTCTGAACCTAAAGCAAATACTTTTGTCTTACAGTTTGTTTCGCCGTTTGCTTGAACTTTTGTATCACCTATAACAAAGTCTTCACCTACAACAGCTTCAAAGATTGTTGCATCAATAAGGCCGCGGTCATCGCCTTGTACCTGAACTTCGATTGCGCCAACATCTTTTTCATTTTCTTTATCTTTGAGTTTAGCGTCTGTTACGAAACCGAGAACGATAACATTGTTGTGAGCGAGGTATGCTTCTTCTTTTACAAGTGTAAGTTCACCGTCAGCTGAACCTTTTACATAGATTTTCTTACCAATTGAGTTTTCATAATCATCAAAGAATGGCGGCCAGTATTCCTCATATTCTGAGTCGGCATCACCTGCAACTGTATAAGAATCTTCTTCTGTAAAAGCCTGTGCATAATAGTTGGCATCTTCAATGTATTTACCATTGTTGATAATATGAATCTTTGGAGCAGTTTCAAGTTTTCCATCAACAAGCTCGTGATGTCCGTCAGTATATTCCAAAGCAAGACCGATTGTGTTTGTATGTCTTGTTGGGTTTGTTAAAACTACATAAGAGTCTGATGAATTAAGGAGTGCTTCATACAAAGCTTCATCACCATTTGCAACAATTTCCAAGTCTTCTTTTGTTGCAATTGAAACAGGCTGTCCTCTTTTGATAGTTTGAATTGGAATGTATGTACTTGTTTGCTGAATCCACTGTTCTTCTGTCGCAATGTCAGAATATCTAAGCTGACCTGTTCTTTCACTTATAAATGTAAGACCTTCTTTCATCATTTTCCTCTGTTATAAAAATTAGTAACGGCTTCTTAATATCGGCAATCTCATATGTTCTGCTTTGTAACGCCAAGTACCGTCTGCTGCCATATAAACATCAGCGCCTGTGTACTTTCCTTGTTCTGCAGACAACAATTCAGATTTGCCGTAATTTGAAACCATTATAGGAAGTTGTGTTATATTTGTTACTTTAGTTCTCTTAAGATTTTTGTCCAAGATATAAACTGGGATAGGACTTGGGCCTTCTGTGTTTACTTCTTGCTCGCCATTCAAGTCACCTGCAGTAATATCGTAACCGCTTGCACCATCTCTTTTTCCGCCAAGTTCAAAGTAAGTATTTGGATTTTCAACATCAGCGTTGTAATCACGGTGCATTTGATACAATGAACCGCCTGACAAGATGTTGTTTTCTTCGTCAACTAATCTCTTACCAAACTTACCTGTAACTGCATAAGTCTTTGAAGCAAATACAAAGTTGTTTTCAATGTTGTACTTGTTACCAAGAATTGCAGCTTCAAGTTCACGGAGAGATAACGGAGCGCTTGCACGAGGACCATATTCTTTGTCAGCATTTGATGCTGTTTCCATTTTTGTTGTGCCAAGAATATAATCGCCTACACGATTAAGAGCTCTTGAATTACCTGTGTATGTTACAATGCCGCTTTCTTCATCAGTTGTAAACTCATCGTTCAATGCAACATTTTCATTATAGAACTTATTAAGTCTTGTTGATACTGCGGCAAGTAATGTGTATATTTTGTGAGTAATGTTTTCAGGTTGAACGACATACTCTTTAACACTTACTTTATTTATTTTGCCATTTTCATCGTATTCATACGCAAAATCAATTGGGTCAATAGCTTTGCTAACGCCATCAAAAGACTGCTTGTACTGAGCCATAATGGCTTCTTTCAAAGTTGTATCTTCTGCAACTTCATTATTAGGCAAAGCAATGTTTGATGGAATTGAACCGTGAATTGGCTCACCTGAAATAATCTTTTTAACGATGTACCAAAGTTCGTCAATTGTTGGCGACATAATACGGCCATCAGTTGTAATGTTACCTTCTTTACCGATAAGGGTAGGAAGTCTACCAAGAAGACGATAGTATTCAGAATCTTCTCTACTGTCTGGGTCGTAGAAGTTGAAAGGAGTGATTCTTTGTAACTCACCATTTACCTTACGAACAGGAAGAGAATAAACAGAACCCAATACATTTGCATTAGGAAGGTCTTCAATCTCATACTTTTCGTCCATTATGTATGATCTTTTTATCAACTCTTCTGCAGTTGATACCACATTAGAGTGTTCATCATAATCATAATCAGTAATTGCTTCAGCGCCTAACAACTTGTTTGAAACAAAGTCTTTAAGAGGTGAGTTTGTTGGAATGTATGGACGAGAGAACTGTTCAAGGAATTCTGTTAATGAAGAAGTATCTTCATCTTCACTTTTCTGATAATCAAAAGCTTCATTAAAACGGTTGAAGTTGTTTCTGATTTTGTCAACATACTGTGATGAAATCAATAAGTTTCTGTGAACAACATCAGCATCCTGATTTAAGTTCTGATTGAAGTCATCAGGGTCAATGTAATCAGCACAGAATGGAGCTTTAACCCAGAAGTAAATATAATCAAATAAATGATTTGTTTTATCATCGTTTGAAAACTTTGAGAATACTGATGTTACATTCTGGTCATTGATTTCTGTTATAAGTGATGGCTCATTTGAGTTGAATAGGATTGCTCCTACAATCAACTTCATAACCATTGTTTTTCTTTGATTAAGTTGGATCTTTGTGTAAGCAACTTTACCATCTTCAAACGCCATTGTGTTTGAGAAAATATCATCTTTTTGGTAACAGATAATATCTGACTCGAGGTTGGCATAAGAAATTTCCTGATTTGTTGCTTCAGCAGTGAAACAGTCACCGGCATTATATGAAACACCAAAGTTGTCCTGTATCATATTTGAGTTCTTATGGAACCAAGGTGCCCAAGTTGAGTTTACACCAAAGAATGCTTTAATATCTTCAGGATATAACGCAGCATCTTTATTATGTAAGTTTACTGTAATTTTGTCTCTATGAAGAACATCATAAAGACTTGAGCCTAAATCATATTCATAAGTACCAAACTTACTTCTTCTATCAAAAAGTGCTGGCTCAACATCAAGACAATATCTGTAAAAATCAAGGAATGACGTTCCTGAGAAAACGCCGTTTGAATAGAGATTTCCGTTATAAATAAGAATGTTGTGACCGAGCGAAGTTCCTTCAAGAAGTTGTCTTGCTGATACTAATACAGCAGTTGGGTTTGGAGCAGATGACATCCAAACTTTCCAAGGTTTCTTTTGGAATGTATATTTCTTTTCGTATCTTTCGTTGTCTTGTGCCATTGTGTCTTCCTTAAATAATTAGTTAAGGAAGACAATGCGTTATACTTGAGAGGCTAATTTTTTAATTTTTTGTTGAATAAGTTCAGTAAGCTCATCTGAACCGTTGTTTTTGATTGTTTTAAGAACGTCCTTAAAGTTCTCATTTAATGCAAGAAATGCATCATAATCGGCATCAATCTTTTCATCTCCCATTTTTTCTCCAAGGAAACGAAGACCAACAGAGCCTACATAAGGAATTTTTATTCTTTTCAAGTTTGCGTTTGAGTCGGCAAGCTTTAATAGCCAAACAATCATTGTATATTCCCAAACGTCTTTTATAATATCAGCTTTGACACCAAACAAAGAACAAACGTCTTCAAGGAGTTCTTTTGTGTCTCTATCCATTGCTAATTTTTCCATATAAAGATATTAACACTCTTTTGTGATTTCTTTGATAACGTCTTCTTCAAGGTATTGTGATATATATTCATCACCTCTTGTTTCAACAATCCTTTCTTGAATTAAATGCTGAAGTAAAGAGGCACAAGCGTCTTTATCAAGCCCATTCATACAGTTGAATGGGTTATTAAGAATGTAAAATCTACCGATTAAAGGCGCTTGTTCATATATATTATGAATAAATGTTTCAAACATTTTTACAGTTTCTTTGTTTGCAACACCAAACGAATACTGCTTGAAAAGTTTTTCACCTCTTTTTATGGACTCCATTGTTTCATCAACTGCTGACTTATCAACATCAGTCGTATGAATTTTTGTCATCATAACATCAACATCTTCAGTTGTGTCGTGTTTTTCTTTTCTGTTTTCAAGCCGCATAATTTCTTTTTGTAAGTCTGCAATCTTCTTTTCTTGAGCTTCGATAACATCCTCAACCAAATGCTTGATTGTTTTATAAGTCTTTTCTTTCAAGTCGTTATATTTATTTTCAAGCTCAGTGGCGCGGTTGTTATAATCTGAACGCAACTGCTCAATTGCGTTCGCCTTTTCTTCATTTTGCAGAACAAGTTGATTGATTGATAAAGACTTGTCGCTGCATTCCTGTTTTAAGTTACTTACTTCTTGCTCAAGTTCTCCAATTCTTGTATTCTTTTTGATAAGTCCATTCTTGAAGAGCTCAAACTTTTCTAATACTTCACTTTCTTTCATTACAACAATGCCTCTACTTCTTTTGCTTTCTCATCGACTGCTGATGAGAATTCCTGTTCTTTTGGCTCTTTTACAATCTTTCTTTCAATCTTTCTTTCAACTTTTACTGGCTCAACCTTTGCCTCAACAACTGCAGGCGCTTCGACAACTTTAAGGTTTGCAATTTCATTTTCTTTTTGAGCAAGCTTATACTTCAAATCCTGAACAAGGTCGTCTTTTGCCAACATATCATTTGTCAACTGTTCATTCTTTTCTGTTTCTTTCATAAGCTTGTTGTGAAAGTCTGCAGATGTTGCTAAATAACCTTCTGCCTGCTGTTTATACTTATCAACTTCTGCTTCAAGTCTTACGACTTCAGGATTCTCAACATCTTCACCTTTATATTTTGCGATAATTGCATCAACATTGTTATCAAGAAGTCCTACTGCTTTCTTACATTTTCTTTCATATTCATCAGACTTCAACAAACCTAAGTCATAGTAATCTTTATAAGTCTTAAGCATAAATCTGTTGATGTCAACACCGTAAAGATATTCGCTAAACTGAGAAAGCATCTTACGACTTATTGTTGCTCTTGGAGTAAATGCAGCAATAATAAATTCCTGAACAATACCAAAGACCATAATAAGAACCATCATAATAACTTCTGATGTTCCCATACCGCCTGCTTTTTCATCAGTCTTAAGATATGTTGCAACTAAAGTAAATACTTTTGAAGAAGGACCTGCGTCTCCTGTATCTGACTGCCAAGCCATAATTGAGTTTTGCAAACGAGCTATGGCAAGTTCTCTGTTTACAGGTGTGCCGTCTTCATTGATAAACTGAATAAGTTGTCCATCAGGAGTACGATACTCTTTATCCTGCAAAGCTATGATATAAGAATTAAGTTCAGCTTCATCGTATGCAATTGCTTCTTCATATAAAGAAGATGTATCAATAGTTTCATTTGCTTTTGTAATTTTTGCAAACTCTCTTTCAAATTCAGGCTTTGAAATATACTCAACATTCTTGCTTGTAACTACAGGTAAAGAATTTACTGCTTCTTTTTTAATCTTTGCAATTTGAGCATCTTTATCTTCGTCTGTCAATGAGTCATCTGTTCTAACTGCTCTTATCTTAGTTTGGTAATCATCAAGTAAAGTCCAATACTTATCTACTGCTTCTTTTGCTGAAGATTGTGCTGACTTTGCGCCTTCGATATTTGCTTTCGCCGCTTCTCGTTTGTCAGTTGTATTTGTTCTCATTGATGTTTTCAAATCAATCAAATACTGCGCATCAATTGTTTGATTTTTGATGTTCTGCTCCATCTGACGAACACCGTTTCCGATTGTGATAACTGACAATGAAATAGAAGTTATGATTGAAATAGTTATCAAAAACTTATGAATAAGATTCCATTTTAATTTTAACCACACAAGACGATGCTTGTAGTTTTCACCAAGCATATCTTTCAAACGACCGCCGATTTCTTTTATTGCAGCAAGTTGCATCGCAACAAAGAACTTGCTTCCTGAGAAACCGATTGACATAATAGAAAGAATTATTGCAGCAGGAACATATACTCCGAAAAATGGATAACCCGACTTTGACAATCCACTAAAGAATACAATATCAATAAATGCTGAGATTATTGAGAGCAAGATACAACATAAAATCTTTCCGCTGATAAGAACTTCAGTTGTTTTTATTGTTGGGCGTTCAAGTGCGCCTTCATCTTTGCGTGTTCTCCATTTAATTTTAAATGGAAGTGTTTTCTTTTTTGATTTCAATTTCATTATTTTTCTCCACAGGTAAATTTACCGTTTAAGTGTATTTCAAAATAATTAGTTTTATAAAGATATATTAACTTTATAATAAATTTACCTTCAATTCTTAATATTCTATCCCTCCATTATAGTTCAAATTTTATTTTGACATTTTTTGTCATTTTGTCAAAGCAAATTTTAGTTAATTTATTTTAAACTTTTACCAATAATTCTTTATATTATTACTGTAAGGAGTCGAAAATATGGCTAAAAAAGCTGCAAAATTTAAGACAATCGAACACAAGGGACCACTTTTCCCAAAACCTTATGAATATAAAGGCAAGTTTTTTGTCAATGGAATAAAGCTTGATTATCTTTCTGAAGATATGCTTTGGCACTGGGCAGTTCTTGGCGACGACTATCGAAATCGTACCGACTTTCAGAAAAACTTTGCAAAAACATTCCTCAAGAATGTTCCTGCAGGAATGCCTCAGACTTTCCCTGAAGGATACGAAAAGACAATCGAAGCAATGCGGACAGAAAACGAATTGATTAAAGAAGCAAAGAAGCTTGCAAATACAAAAGAAGCCCGTGAAGCAAAGAAACTCGAAAACGAAAAAATCAAAAAAGAATACGGTGTAATTTATCTTGATGGTGTTGAACAGCAGATCGGCGGATATGTTCTTGAGCCTGAAGGAGTGTATGTTGGCCGCGGCAAATGCCCAATGAACGGAATGTGGAAGTGGGCAATTCAGCCTGAAGATGTCACAATCAATTACATCGGTGACAAATCAAAAATCCCTCAGCCTCCTGCAGGACACAAGTGGAAGGCAGTTGTTGAAAACCGTGAAGCTTATGTTGCAACTTATTTTGATGTTCATATCGGAGAAGGTTATGCAACTCTTAAAAAGAAGTATGGCTTCGGGGCAACTTCAACAGTAAAGCAGGATGCTGACAAACACAAGTATGAAAAAGCTCAGCAGCTTGCAAAAGATTGGCCGATAATGGAAAAATATATCGAAGACGGAGTAAACGCAAACAAGCAGGAAGCCGTTGTTTCTTGGTTGATACTTCGCACAGGTATTCGTATTGGCACTGAAAAGCTTGATAAGTTTGAAAACGGAACAGTAGGCGCTTCCCAGCTCCTCGTAAAGAACATCAAGGTTGGAAACGGAACCTTGGAACTTGACTTCCTTGGAAAAGATACCGTAAGATACCACAACACAGTTGAAATCCCAGCAAATGTTGAAAAAGCTTTGAAGACTTTTGTTGCAAACAAAAAACCAAATGACAGAGTTTTTGATAAAGCTTCTGCAGGAACAGTAAACAAGTTCCTTTCAGATTGCCTGTCTTATGTAACAGGAAAACTTTTCCGCACAACTTACGGAACAAAGCTTCTTGCTGAGGAACTTCAGAAAGCTGAAGTTAAGAAGGGAATGCCTGAATGGAAAATCCGTTCAATTTACGACAATGCTTGCTTGGTTGTATCAACAAAACTTAATCATCAGAAAAATGTTGCAAAGAACTTCGCAACTCAGATGGATAAGACTGACGAAACAATTAAGAAGGCAAAAGAAACAGAAAAAGCCCGCGCTGCAAAAGCAAAAGTTCAGCTTGCAAAACTCAAAAAGCAGAAGGCAGCTTGCAAAAAGAAGTACTCAGGTGAAGAACTTAAAGGTCTCTTGGATGTAATTGCTGAAAGAGAAAACAAAATCAAGGCTCAGGTTGAAAAAGCAGAATTGAGAGTTCAGAAACTTGAAGCAAATAAAGACCTTAAAAAGGCAACAAAGAACATCGCCCTTGGTACTGCAAAGTTGAATTACAGTTCACCAAAAGTTGCATACAGCTTCTGTAAAGATTTGGGAGTTGACATCGGAATAATTTACAATGCAGCACAGCAGAAAAAGTTTGCTTGGGCAGCAAATACACCTGCTTCATTCTGGAAAAAGTACCCAAACTAATCGTTTGAATACTTATCCATCAATTTGAAAATGTTACGGAGAGTGTCGAAAAGATGCTCTCCTTGTTTTTTATACAAGCGGTAAAGAAAATGAATAACCTTGTGTGTAAGCGGTTGCAACATAAGATACCGTCTTTTGTCGGTGCTTGTATAGTTTTCAGTTCGTTGGTCAAGATGATGGCAGTTTGCTTTAGGAGAAAGTTTGGCATTTGTAACTGGGTCTTTCTTTTGTTCAGCAATCAACTCTTTTCGCATTGCCCACCATTCAGGTGTCATACGAAACTCTTCTTTCATTTTTGCTGCAGCAGTTTTCTTTTTAGACTTTGATTGTTTTACACGGCGCAAGATTAACACCCTCACAAGGAACAGCACTTTCAGCAAATGTTGCAACAACATTCATACCACGGTGTCCCAAAATAACTGCATCTGATTTTGATAAGTCTACAACTTTTGATTTAATTTCAACTCTTGTCGGTCTTATATCAATGTATGAAGAGTCGGTACCTGACTTTGGACCTGAACGAGCCATCAAGAAACAACGATGAGCCATAACACCAATAACATCACCTGTTGAAGTCATAATAATTTTGAATGGTTGATTATATGCTCCAAGTTCAATGAGTGAACCATTTTCATTCATATCACAAGTAATGTTTTCATAAGTAAACTCTTGAGGCATAAAGCCGCATCTTTGCAAAACTGATTTCGTCTCTTGATAATTCCAAGATGTTTTAAGTGCGCCTTTAAGAGCACCATTAAACTCATTTATCGGGTCAAGACAATATCCTACAGTAAAGTCATCGTTAGCAAGAACAAATATCGAAGTAACTTTACCACCATTTGATTGTGAATCTGTTTCAGCATATCCACGAATAACGTGGCCTTTATAAAGAGGCGGATATTTAGGTAAGTTTGCTTCATCTTCTCCTGTGATGCCTGCCATATAAGGCATAATCCTTACTTGTAAACGGTCATCACCTTTTTTAACATTTGCGTAGATATTTGCTCTGTAAAGTTTTAAGCTGCCATCAAACTTATGTGCTTCAATCATATCAACCTCTTAAATTATTGTCATACCTACACCGTAAAACTCATCACGATTTGCGATTGTTGTAGTCGAGTTAAATACGAATGAAGGCCTTGTTAATGTAAGTGTCATCCCTGGGACTCCTGATGATGGGTCCCATTTATACTTGATTGCTTTAATGTGCCACTTACCATCCATCCAGTGATTTACAGTTTCATTATTTTCATCTTTTGCTATTGGGATTTTTATTTCAACATTATCGCCTACTGAAACCAAATGACCACAGAATGAAACATCAATATCAATTTTGAATAAAGAATTAAAATCTTTTTGTTCATTAAGTGCAGCAGCTTTAAGGTCATTATACATATGATTTGTATAATAAACTTTATCCGTAGCATCAGATGTTATCATTCTTCCAAAGTTTACAGGGATGTAGCCTTTTGATGATTTACCTTGTGAGTATTTAGCGATTGCAACTTTAGGAAGTAATTTACCTGTGTATGTCAATAAAGCGGAACAATCGTCCATTGCAATTTCTCTTTTAAGTATCTTTGTAAACCTATCAGGTCTCTTATCTCCAATTTTTGCAAGAAGATTAGAACTTATAGCAAGACCGCCTAAAGACTTTGCTTTTGCTCTTATCTCATCATCAACGTCTTCTTCATTGCCGCCAATAACTAACAACTTTGCATCTCTTGAAAACATTGACTGAAACGACTCAAGGTGAACATTATTCTTATCATCAACAAAGAACACAACTGGGTTGTTGTTTACTGTTGTGTAAGGGAGTAATTTGTTTACAATAAAGTTGAGGTCGCCTTCACCGCAGTTATATCTTGGTGTAGTGCCGTCTTCATCTGTTGATTGAAAGATTTCCCTATCAATCTTTTCAAAGCCAAAGCCTCTTGATGAAGTATTTTGAACTAAAGATTTAATGATTTCTGAATTTGATTTACCTGCGTATGCGTGAGGACTAAAGTCTTGAGCGATAGACCAAGGATGCTCACAAAGAATTTCAAGTCCGCCGTCACCGAAGCCAAGGACCTTACTGTTTGAATATACTGCACCTATAGCAAGGTTGGTTAAGTTCATACTGTAATTATCTTTTGAGCCACTTTTTCTTTCCTTTGTGTCTGAACCTTCTGTTATTGTTACTTCAACTTTTGTTCCAATACTTAAGTTCAAAAATGAGCGGAATACATCTCCGCCTTTATCACTCAAACGGATAACACATCTTGGTAAAAACGCATCTTCATCTGCAATAAAGTCAAAAGAACGATATGCGTCTGAACCCAATATATTAAATTCTCCTAAACGGACATTAAGTTCTGGGAGTTCAATGTTTGGGGCTTTCTTAGCCATTAGTAATCCTCCGACTCACCCAACTTCTGTGTATTGAATTTTTCCATATCATTGATGTCAACAAGATATATCTTATCACCTGGGCGTTCCATACCTAAAAACGGAATGGCGTTTAAATTTAGTAAGATGTCGTCCATCTCTTGCAAACCATAATGATCTTTCATAAAAAGCCAAAACTTTGTAATATCAGCATCTGTGATTTGAATGAGCGTAGGTGCTTTTGTCAATTGAACATCATTGAAAGATACTGAAAGTGGGTCAGGCCACTGTTCGCCATCGACATCAGTTTGTTGTGAACTTTCATAATAATCGTATCTACTTTTCATTTTTAAGCTCCTACAATAACAGGTGAAACCATTGCGCTTGAAGAAGATACACGCATAGATTCCAAACCACTTATTTCAAAAGTGCCATTCATCGGCCAACCGTTTGAGTCGAACATACTCATATCAAAAGAATACTTAATCTCTGAATATTGGAAAGGACCAAGTGTAAAACGGCCCCAAGAAATCCATAAGTTGTGGTATCTTGAGCTTGATGCGATTCCAAGAGCGCCACTTGCCAAAGCAGCTTGAAGTTTTGCATTTGCATCTGCAAGTTTCTCTGCTCCAGACTTCCCTTCCAATCCATTTTTTAATAAATCAGAAACACCTGATACTGCTCCCTTTAATTTATTAAACATAAACAAACCTTTTGTAGGATATGGAAGGTCACTTGTTGATATGATTGGGCTTGCTGCTCCATTTGTTGTTTTAACACCAAAGAAACCTACAAGAGCAAAGATAGGTTTAACTACTTCTTCAAAAGCATCATAAAGTCCGCCCGCTCCATAGTGAAAATTAAATTTAAATCCTTGTGCAAGCTTAAGAGGATTAAGGCCCTCAAGAACTTTAGGTTTCCATTGAGGAACAGACATTGAGCCTGTAATAATTGCAGTAGCTTCAGACAAGATCGCCAAGAAGTCATCGCTTTTACCTAATGACTCATTCACATCAGCAAGATTTTGTCCACCTGAAACCTCAAGCGTCATTCCTTCAGGTATAAGTAATATGTTATCATTTACAGGGTGTTTTGTGAAATCGATATTACCGTAAGCATTGCTGCGCCAATTTTGTCTTTTAACAAGAGACTCACCTACTGGATTTTTGCCTTCAAATCCTCCCATCCAAAAGTCAATGCATTTCCAATTAGGAACTTTTCCATAAGGACCTACGAGTCTAAGAGGAACAGGATTTTCTTTATTCTCTAAGAATGTTTCACTGCTTGTTTGTCTTCTATCAAATTTATCGTTTGCCATTATATCCTCTTATTAGTCGATGCTTAAAAGATTAACAGGTTTAGGTTCTTCTTTTACATTTTCAAGATTCTGTTTAATCTTAACGCCGTTCTTATACCAATCATTAAGTATCTCTTCAACAGTCATTCCGCTGTTCATATTATCGGCTGCGGCAGCAGGAGCTGCTGCTGTTGTAGGTGTTGAACTCTTAATACCAAATACACCTTTAAATCTTGAACTCATATCGCCAATCTTTTCTGCAGCGGCGATCTTGTTATATGAATTAGCAATACTTTCGAGGTCCTGAGCAGTTGAGTGAATACTTACTGACTTTTCAATAAGTTCATAGATTGGGTCGAACTTATGGCTGATGTCACCTGCATTTGAAATTGTCTCAAGAGCATTTGCAACAGTTGTCATAGACTGAGGCTTTGAAAGATTATCAATACCTTTTTGGATGTTCTTCATTATGTCTTTGAAGTTATCAGAACCCTTAAGCATATCAGTTGTAAATGAACCTACGATTGATACTTTACCAAGATTTTCAAAACCTTTTCCATCAAAGTTCTTTGCAATATTTGCCAAGTCTTCAAAGATGTTATAGAAGATACCGCCCGGCTGTAAGTACTTGTGAGCTTCTTTAACTTTTTCAAGTGGGTCACCTTCAAACATACTTGTAAAGAAGCCGCCAACTCCGCCTGGGATAATATCAGCAATTGTTTTAATGAATGTTCTTAAGAAGTTTGATGCTGCAGTCAAACCATAAATACCTGCATCAATTTTTGCTGGGTCAAGTTCACCTGCTTTTGCAACAACACCAATCATATCACCGAGTGCTTGTACCATAGGAGGCATTGAGTTGATTGCTTCTATCGCATCTTTTGATGTATCGTCTAATTTACTTGCAGTAGCAACAAACATTGGAAGGAATCCTGAGATTGCACCATTTCCTACCATAATTAAATTAAGGTTGTTCATTGCGAGGGCAACAAGTTCTTCTGTTGTCATACCTTCTGCAGAAAGTGTTGCAGCCTTCAAGACAATGTCAATCATATTGCTCATTGCTTCTGTAAGAGGAACCATAGACTCAATTACGAGCTTTAATGTTTTTGCGCTCCAAGAACTCATATAAGTTGCAACATACATTAAGCCACCTGCACCGTCTATATTATGGCCAAGAATCATCCAAAGAACAGGGTCCATCAAATGGTCAAGCATATCCATTCCGCCCTGAGATGACATTATATCTTCAATCTTTTGCTTATTGTCTGCTGCTTTGATAACAACATCAATCATATTGAGCATTGCATCTGTAACAGGAACAAGTGCTTCACCAACAAGTTTAAGAACCTTTGCACTGTACTTGCTCATATTGTTTGCAACATACATCAAACCACCTTCGCCATCAAGCTTATGGCCCAAGATTACATACATAACTGGGTCCATTAAATGGTCAAGAGCGTTTGAGTCGCCGTTTACAATCTTTATAATGTTATCGTAATTTTCTCCTGCTTTAATAACAACATCAACCATTTTGTCCATTGCATTGATGATAGGAATAACTGACTTACCAAGTTTTTCAACAGCCTTCATCCCTTTCTTACCAATATCATCAGCAAGGTCGGCAAACATATCAATAAAGTCTGCCATCAAATCAAACATTGCTTCTGTTGCTGCTTCATTATATTTTGGAAGCTTATATGTTTCCCCACCAATTTCAGCTTCACCACCTGTCATTGCGAGGCCTGCAAGCATCATAGCTTTTGAGAATAAAATTGTTGTTCCTGCAATTGCAAGTAATGCACCTGATGCCATTGCGATACCTGCTAACATTGCTTGTCCTGCAAATGGGATTAAGAAGAGTGCACCTAATCCTGCAAATGCTACCATAAATGCAGCCATCTCAGCAATACCAATTAAAGCATTTTTTGCAACATCCTGTGGAGGTGTAAACTTTATATCGCCAAATGAAACACCTTGCCCACTTACAACACCTGCAGTAATTGCCATTGCAACAGAGAATGTTATCAAAGAAACTGACATAAGCAATGAAACGCCAGTGAATGCGAGTATGTTACCGCCAAATGAGTTTGCTAAAATTGCGATACCTGTAAATGCAAGAATAAAACCTAAGAATAAGCCGAGGCCAATCATAGCACCTGGGATGTCAACTTTAGGGACTTCAAACTCACCAATCTTTAATTCTTTTGAGCTGTACATAGCTGAAACGATTGCAAGTGAGAATGAGAACAAAACCAATGAAACTGACATCAACATTGATGCAGCTGCAAACTTTGTAAAGTCATCTTCACTTTGACTTGCTACATTACTGATTATTGCAACGCCTAATAAGAATCCTAAGAACAACCCAGTTCCTTTTATTGCGTCACTTAAGTCAAATGGCTGAACAATTTGCTTTCCACCAATTATGACGCCTTGTGATCCTACAACAGCAGAAACTACATACAATGAAATTGCGAATACACCTAATGCAGCTGAAAGAACTAATGAAGCTTTTGCGAATTCAACAAAGCTTTTATTTTCTTTTGCAACGATATGTGATATAAGTGCAACTCCTGTCAAGAATCCTAAGAATAACAAAGTGCCTGCAATTGCATTTCCCAAACTAAAAGGAGGAACGATTTCTTTACCTGCAATTGTAACGCCTTCTGAACCTACGACAGCAGATACAAGATACAATGAAACAGCAAACACTCCAAGAGCCGCTGACAACATTAGAGATGTTTTTGCAAAACTCGTTAAATCTTTCTCATCTTGTTTCAAAGCTTTGGCAAGCGCAACTATACCGATAGTGAATACTGTAAATGCAAGCATACCTACAACTGCCTTGCCCCAGTCAACGAAATTGAATATTAAAGTTGCACCTGCAAATGCGAACAAAGCTACACCGAGAGCAGCGATTCCACCTACGCCTTCAAGAAGGCCTTTAAAGAATCCTGAAATGCCGCCTTTCTTGTCTTTCTTTTCATCTTTATTTGTAAGGGCATTTGCCAATACAGCACCGAGTGTTGCGAACTCGTATGGCAAAGATTTCAAGTCATCAAGCTTTGTTCTATCTGAAACTTTACCTCTTTTCTTTTTCTTTTCTTTATTATCAGTGTTTGTTGTCTCTTCGAAGATTTTCATATCAGACAATATATCTTTAATCTCTTCAGAGAGTGTTCTACCTTCATCTTCTTTTACAGTGTTTTCTTCAAAGTTATCTACGAGTTTTCCTAATGTTTCAGCAAACCAACCTTTAGTACCTACATCAACTGCAATGTCAGAGACATAGTTAAGTTGCTTCTGAGCAATTGACTTTGTCTCATTGATACCATCGAGAAAGCCTTTGCTGTTTGTTGAGAGATTTTCTAAATTGTTTGAATCTTCTGGAGATAAGCCGCCTTTTCCACTTACAAGAGCAGCAATATCACTTGCATCCATTAAAATACCTCGTATTATTAGTTAGTCGGTTTAAAACTATACAAGGGACCTCTTACGAAATCCCTTGCATATATAATGTTGTTTTCGAGAGCTATTTAGTTAAGCAAGAAGTCAGCTTTGTACTGTTCATCGTTGAACTCTTCAGACTCCCAGTAATCAGATGTCTTATCAACTGATGCTGCAAAGTCTTCCATATAAGATTTAAACTCAGGGTTGATTTTGATAATCTCTGCCAAGTTTACTGAATCATCTTCAAGAACTTCAACTGCAACATCTTCTTCATCGTCAGAGTCTTCTGTACCTGCGAACAATGTTGCATATCTTGAGTCAAAGACTTCTCTAAGTTTGTCATTGTCAACTGTAAGTTCGTCAAGGAAGTCATCTTCTTTGAATCCCCACCATCCGCCACTGCGGCCTAAAACATAAATATCAACGCCAAACTCTTCTTTGAAAGTTTCATTCCAATCTTGATAGAAATCATCTTGATGGTGCTGCATAATACTTTCATATCCTGCTGAGGCAAGTTTCCAACTTGCTGCTCTGTTGTCTTTATTGTAAAGATCGAAGTTGCCCCAACCTTTACCTTTTACATTCAACACAACATAATAGTCGCGATAACTTCTTAAAGCCCAGCGTCCTGAAACTGAACTTAAAATGTTGTCAATTGTTTCCTCATCAATATAAGATTTCATATTGTCAAGGAATGCTTCTCTAAAGCGTGAGAAAGCATCATCAAGTTCAACATTCTCTTTTAAGATATTTTCAAAAAGTTGTTTCTTTTCCATAGTCGGTTCCTTTTATAATTAGTTATGCCAAGATGTCGATATGATGTATGTCTTCAACTTCTTTAACTTTTTCTCTATGATAACCTAATTCTTCAACTAAGCCGCCTGGGAGGTCCATTTCACCTTTATGGAAGCCTCCCATAATTGAGAAGTAATCAATTAAAGTATTTTTGATAATGTAACTTAAGTCATCTGAAAAGCCGTATCTTTTCATTTGTTGCTCAACTGTTGAAATCGCTTCAGTAATTGATATGTAATCTTTATACCCAATCCAATCACAAAGCATCTCAATAACGTCGACTAAGTTCATTCCTTGAATGCCAAATTCAAAGTGTTCTGGGTGGTGGCGGTTGCACTTATAATGATGGTCAAACACATATTTCCATCTTCTCATTTTTGCAACATACTGAGGGGACCCATAGGGATAACGAGGCTCCTTGTCCATATCTTTCCACCAACTTAATTCAGGCTCCTGTAATTTAGAGTAGTCGTGGCGTTGAGCACGAACTTGCAAGAGCAGAATAAATGTCAAAAGATGCTTACGGACCCTTTCAATATGTCTTTTTATATAATCCTCCGTATTTTGATAAGTCATTTTTATTTAGTCAAAAAACCACTTAAATCTGCATATTTTGACATTTTCTTGAAATCTGTCAAAATAAAATTTGAACTATAATGGAGGGAATAAATATGAAAAAAAAAGAATAAATTTATATAAAAATTTAAACTTTTACAGTCAACTTTTTATATTATTATTGTAATTCAAACAGAACAGGAGGCCGAAATATGGCAAAACACAATTTTACATTTTCTAAGGTACGCAAGATGATTGCTCGCGTAGATGTTGATGCAGTTGTAAATCTTCCAAATGGCGGAAAAATCGAAGTTCACAAGGACAACGACGACATTCTGACTTTTGTTTGGTCTGCTGACGGATCTTATGTAAAAGGCTTCCGCAAGTCAGAATACGCTGATATGGGTACTTACGCTGAAGGAATCGCCCGCACAGTCCGCCGCCGCGTTGGAGACGTAAATGTTGATACTTTCGACATCTTTTCCGACCTGCCTAAAGAACCTAAGGCAAAGAAAGCCGCTGTAAAGCGCAACAAAGCAAAGAAAGATGCAGCAGTAGAAACTGCTTAATCTCCATAAGTAGTAACAAAGGCCCGTGCTTCGAGTGCGGGCTTTTGCTTTGAGGTTGAATATGATTGAATGGAAAGAAGCATTTCATTTACTTTATGAACTTCAAGTTCATATCTCAAGCGTGTTCCGCGTATTCAACTATCGTGATAAAAGGGACACTCTTGATAAAGATGTTGTTGAAGTATTTGACAATTTACAAGAACTTGTTAATCTTTTTAATAATATGAACTGCATAGATGGATGGAGGGAAAACCCAATTGCTTTTCTTGACATCTGCAATGCTTATTGGGAACAGATATGGATCCCTTATAAAAATGAACACAACTTAGTTCGTGAGGAAATTTGGCTCACAGAAACTTTTAAGAAAATACATTACAATTATGTGCTTGATACAAAGCTTGATAAAATAGAGGAGATTGAGAAAGATGCAATTGCTCAAAAACGCACTGACTTTTTCAGTAGAAAACAAGCTTCGTGAAAGCCTTATAAAAACACTTCGTCCTTGCGTTAGATTTTATCTTAAGTGTACTGACCCTGAAGATTTTATAAAAGAAACATATGAAGCTTTGAAAGAGTTCCTTGAATTGCTTCAGAGCCCAAGAGAGATAAATGAATGGAAACACAATGTTGTTTCTTTTTATGATGTTTGTGATGCTTATTACAAACAAGTTTGGTTGCCTTTTTATGAAGAATATATTAGTGGTTTGACTGATGATGAATTATTTTTTCATCAGTCGATTGCGTATGTACATCATAAAGCAGATCTTTATAGGAGCGCTTATGGATATACGAAATAAGATTACAGGCATCAATGAAGTCCTGAAGACAAAACTCCATTCTTATTTTGCTCAAAGCATCGATGAGCCATTTTATACGTTTGCTCAAGAAATCCTTGTTCCTCTTTATGAAACAATTAGTGACACATACAACTTTTTTCAATTTCTTAAAAACCCAAGATCTTATTATGATGTTGTAATTGCTTTTTCTGAAGCTTGGTTTGAAAAAATAAATGATTTATACAGAGAACACCTTTCTCAGGTTGGGCAGCCTGTTGATGCAACACTTTGGAGTGGTTATCAACAAACACAAGAAGTAAGAGATGTCTTTTTTAAGTATTTTTTAACAAACCCTTTTGAAAGTGGAGAAGAAAATGAGACAGCTTAAAGACAATGAAATACAAGATTTAAGATTAAGGGTCAAAAGACACTTACAACGATTTAAGGAAGCCGCAACAAGAATAATATATAAAAAGCAAGATTTCGATTGGGAACTTGCTGCGGCTGATGTTCGCAACTTTTATAAAGAACTTAAAGAGTTTCTCAAGTTGACTGAAGACAGATATGTTGTGAACACTTGGGGTGAAAACCCAGTCGCCTTCTTTGATATTGCAATTGAGTATTATAATCTTTGGATGAAATACAGAATTAACTTGCTCGGCCGACTTTCTCCTTTAGAGTCGGACCTTGATAAAACTTTTGAAATGATTTCTGCTGATTGGCAGTGGCTTAATTACGAAGAGGGCCCTAATCAACAACAGTGTTAATATTATTCTATAACTTGGAGGTTATGGAATAATGATAAAGTTTCTTAAAGTTAGGGATGTTGCAGACCCTTATCGTGAAGACGGTAATGTAGGATTTGATTTCTTTGTCCCTAAGTTCAATGATGCATTCAAAAAGACTTGCGCTGAGGAAGCTGAAAAGAATCCAAAGGCAGCAGTAAACATTACAAAAGATGATGCAGGTAAAGAATGCATTATGGTTGGTCCACACGAAAGAGTTTGTATTCCATCAGGAATTAAATCATATCTTGAACTTTCGATGCCGCTTATCTCTTACGGTTTACAGATGGACTTGTATGTTGAAAACAAGTCAGGCATTGCAACAAAGAAAGGTCTTGATGTGGGAGCTTGTGAAATTGACCCAAACTATCAGGGTGAAATTCATTTGTCTTTGACAAACACTTCTGATGATTATCTTTACATCTATGAAGACGATAAAATAACACAGCTTGCGCCTCGTGTTTACTGCACTGAGGAAGCCCGCATTTATACTGAAGAGAAAGTTGATGTTGAAGCTGACAACAAGATTTCAGAGAATGAATTCTATAAGGACTTCAAATATAACAATCGCGGCGCGGGCGGATTCGGCTCGACTGGAACGAAAGCAAAATAAAGATGTTGCCGCAATATATGCGGCACAATCGTTGATTGTTGTCTAAACAATATTTCAGAGGTTATCTTAATGGTAATGTATGAAGATTTTTGCAAAGGTGAACTTTTTCTCAGATATGAGAACACACCTTCTGCAAACGAAGTAATTCGTGACGTTTTGAATGCTCCTATCGAAAGCGGAGAAACATTTCAGAACAAGAAAAGAGGAATGAAAGCTATCAATGATAAGTTCATTCTTATTGATGCTCCTTCAATTGGCAAGAAAGCTAAAGAAGAAGTTATCGCAGCTGTTACAGAAAAGACAGGTTGGAAGACAATCGAAAACTCATTTGGTTTTGTTCTTCCTGAAGATGCCGAGTCTGAACAAGCAACTTTAATGGGAGTTTAACAAATGGCAAAAGATACTATTTTGACAGATGCTCAGAAGGAACTTTTGGGCAAAGTTATTGCAAAGTCGGGTGCTTCAACATTTGCACTTTGCATTAACGAAGATCAGGAAGCCAAGTTAAGAAATTGGCGTAATGTAAAGAAGCAGCTTAATGGAAGACAGCCTGCTCCTGAACAGGAAAAGGAACTTACAGACTTCGCAAAAGAAATCAAAACTATTTACGAAGATGCTGTTTATTGCCCTTACTGTGGAAAGAAAGCAAAGGTTGAGGGTGAAGCTGTTCTTGTAGGTAAGGATTCAATTACATTCTCTTGCGACTGCGAAGGCGCACAGAAAGAAGTAAAAGAAAAGACTGAAATCGAAGCAAAGCAGAAAGAGCTTGACGACCAGTACTACAACATTCAGGTTGCCGCAACTAATGCTGCTATCAGAAAGTATAAAGAGCATTATAAAGACATTATCGAATTCCGTAAGAAGGCTTTCGAGAAACTTGATAATGACATCTTAAATGCTCCTGAGCTTTAATTAAGAACTTTATCAAAAAAAGAGGAACGCAAGTTCCTCTTAATTTTTATATAGGATGTTAATATCATTTTATGAACAAAGTGCATATTGTTATACCTTGCGGTGGCGCAGGTTCAAGATTTAAGAAAGACGACATAACTGTACCAAAGCCACTTATTGAACTTTACGGAAAGCCATTCTTTTGGTGGGCTGCGCAGTCAGCAATCAGAGCTTTCCCAATGAAAGACATAACATTCATTGTTCTTCAAGAACATATTGATGAATGGCAGATTGATAAAAAGATTTATGAGTATTTCCCAGGTGCTAAAATTTCTGTTCTCCCTTATCAGTTAAACGGCCCTGTGTATACTGCTTTGTCAGGAATATCACAGTTTGCTGATGGTGACCCAATTGTATTTCAGGATTGTGACCACGCGATGAGTTGCGAAAACTTTGATATAAGTGAAGATGTTGAAGCTGCGATTATGTCGTTTAAGTCAAGAGAGCCACACTTCGGTTACATCAAATACATCGGCGGAAAAGATACACAGTATGCAGGAACTGTTGAGAAAAATCCTGTTTCAAACTATGCAATCTTTGGTTGTTATTATTTTAAGAATGCGGACATTTTTGCAAAAGCTGCAGTTCTTTATTTTAATGACGGCACACAAAAAGAATATTATATGTCAGGCTTATACAATTACTTACTCAATGTGAAACGAATTGATGTTAAAGAACACTTTGAGTTTGGAACACCTGATGAACTTAAAGAATTAAAATCAGAGGTAAGTGAGAATGAACTTAAAGGGAAACTCGGGTTGTAACATTGAGCAGCAGGGCGATAAGGTTGTAAAGACTGCAATTGGCTCTTATGCACCAAGACTTCGTGAACAGGCACAAAAACAGTATTGTGCAACAAGTTGGAGTGGTACTCGTAACTCAATCGAAGGGACGCCTGTCTTGAACATTAAAGAAGACTTGGTTGGTAATGATTTGAAAGTTACAGTAACGATGCCGTTTATTGAAGGTGATACACTTGCAGAAGAGTTGCTTAAACATAAAGGTATTTCTTCAGCAGAAGACCTCGGCGCTTTTATATCAAGCAACTTTACTTTTGGAAAGGTTTGGAATTCTAAAGTAATTTTCAAAAATAAGATTGATGATATGATTAAAAAGACTCCTGAACTTCAGAGTGAACTTCGAGAATTCTTGAAAGAGTTTGAACAAGATCTTGGAGACATAAAAGGTGGTTACTGTCACGGAGATCTTACTCTTGAAAATATCATCGTAGGACATAAAGAAACATATTCTACTGCCGCGAGAGTTCTATACCTTATTGACTTTCTTGACTCATTCATTGATACACCTTACATTGATATTGCAACAGTTCTTCAGGACAGCTTATGTCATTGGTCTTATCGTTACACTGAACTCGACGAAGATGACAAAAAATACTTAAGAAGATTCTCTCAAGAATTTTTGGAAAGAGTTGGCGGTAATAATCGCACTAGGATGAAAAAGATTTTGATTTTCTTACTTTTCAAAATCTATCGTATTGTGCCTTATGCAAAAGATGATGTTACAAAACGTTGGTGCAGTGATAATATAAAATATGTCAAGAGTCTTTTCGATTGTTTACCTGAGCCTAAAGATAACGGATACTATTCACAGTATGTTAACTTAAATGATTTTTGGAGAGAATAAAGAATGCTTGCAATGGTTGATTTAGACGGTACACTCGTCAACACAAATAACATAAATTACTTTGCTTACAAAGAAGCCTGCGAAAAGCACGGGTATGATGTTGGTTACGAACAGTATTGCAAAGAATGGAACGGGCTTAATTATAAAATCTTTTTGAAACAGCTTGACCCTAGAATAACGCCCGAAGTTATGCAGCAGATACACGATGAGAAAAAGGAACTTTATAAAAAGTATATCAAAAATGGTGCCCTTAATACTCCGTTGATTGAAATGCTTAAAGGCCTTAAGTCAAGAAAGTGGAAAATTGCTTTGGTGTCTGCAGCATCGAAAGTTAATATAAATAATATCTTGGAATACTTCAAGATTACTGATGTGTTTGATATTATTGTAGGACAGGAAGATGTTGTTGAAACAAAGCCATCACCTGAGTGCTACATTAAAACTATGCAACACTTCGATGAGATACCTTCAACTTGTATTGTGTTTGAAGATTCAAAGACAGGTATTGAAGCAGCAATGGCTGCAGGAATAAATTATTATATCGTAAGAGGTTACAACTAATGAATATTGCGATTGGAAAATTTGGTCGTTCAATGTACTTTGATGAAAAGTCTTGGTCGATTTATGCAGGTGATGACAGCCCAAAAATATTTTATTTTACTCTTGCAAAAAGATACCCGCAGCATAAGTTTTATATTGTAGGTGCATCTGACTTTGCTGATTTCAAAAAGAAGAACAGTGCAATCGGGTTTGGAAACGTCTTTAAGAAAGTTGACATCCCAAGTAACATTATTGACTTACACGCTCAGGCAAGAGAGTTCGCAGGAAAAGAAAAATGTAAGGAAAGAACTGATACACATAAGAAAGGATGTGAAGCTTGGCGAACACTTGATGAGTATGTTGACCATCTTGGTTTGAAGTTCGACTTAGGTCTTTTTATGCAAGGACCTGATGCTTCAGTATCAGTCGGTGGTGAAGGTATTATTTGTGCAACAAAACCAACTGAAGCAATCCCAATGCAGATGGCAGCAAATTATTGTGGACCGATGATACATCTTTTGAATAAGCAGGGCTTCCCTTGGTATAATATCAATGAAGACCCAAGATATGTGCCATCAAATCATAAAGATATTATCAATCACGAAATCTTTACATTCTCCCAGATTGAAAGTGACAAGTATTCTGTAAAGCGTCTTGTAAGATACAACTCAGGTGAGTATGTTGAACACAAGTTGCATTTCAAATATGCAGGACTTGAAAGAATGTTTATGGCAAATATGCCAAAGATTGATTTCAGCAATCCTGACCACATTGAAGTAAACGGAAATGTTTATCAGAAAAAGAGAAAGTTTGTTCTTACTTTGAATGATGGTACTGACCGTTTGTCTTATCTTGAAAAGTGGGTTCTTGATATTCATCCTGAGGAAAAGGTTTACGGAAAGTGGGGTGATGAAGCAAAGCAGAAGCATCCTAATACTTTTATCGAAAAAGGTATTGTGCAGATGCAGCCTGAGATGTGGGAAACAATGTTTACTTATGTTCCTGCATTTGACCATCGTCTTCCAAACTTTGTAACACAGAAGCCTTGGAAAATGGTTTATTATGGTATTATTCCATTTTATGACAAGAACTCTTATGACACTGATGGCTACTTCAAAGAGTTCCCAGACTATGTAAAAGTTTCTTCTCCTAAAGAAATGTGGGAAAAGATTGATTATTTGTATGAACACCGTGATGAATATGCAAAGTTGTTGAAACAATTTTATGACATCCTTGAAGACAAATACTTTAACGGTGATTTCATTTGTGATACATTTGGTCCTGTTATTGATGCTCGTGAAAAAGAATTGAATGGGACTACAACTGCGCCTGTAGGTCGCAGAATTATCAAAGACTGAGGTTAATATTTATTTATGAATGTAATTATTGAGGGATGCGATGCTATGGGTAAAGGCACCCAGATAGCTCTTATTGAAAAAGAATTTGAGAAGCTTGCAAAAGCTGTTCACATTGTTCATTATTCAAACATTAAACTTGAAACAAATGATGCAATTAAAGTTGCTTCACAGATTCGTTATCGTGAAATGTTCCGCTTGATGTCAGTTGTTCCAAATCAAAATGTTTTGATATTTGACCGTGCACATCTTGGTGAAACAGTTTACTCACCTATATATCGTAATTATTCAGGTGACTTTGTTTTCGATTATGAAAAAGATTATGTAAAGCATAATAACCCAGTAACAAAGTTGATTGTGTTTACAGATACTCCTGAAGCAGTTATTGAAAGAGACAAGAAAAGAGGCGATGGTTTGTCGTTCTCACTTGACATTGATAAGAAGAAGCAAGAACTTGCTGCTTTCGAAAGAGCATATGAAATGTCTTCTTTGGATAAGAAGCTTATTCATTTGAACGGAAGAACACCTGAAGAGATTTGGGAACAAGACGTTTACCCGTTTATCTTTGGAGGGATGTAATGGTTGACATTGAAGGATATTCAGAAACAGAGCTTGAAGCACTCAAAGCATTAGGTCTTATTGATAAAGACTTGGTTGAGGAAGAGGCAAAGCCTGTTGAAGATAACCCAGATACTGAAAGAGAAGCTGTTACAAAAGATGGTGCAATAATGCCACACATTACAGTTGCAAAAAACAGAGGCAACTATATTGATGTTGACATTGATGATATGCAGTACTTTCAAGGAATGGGTAACACACCTGAAGAAGGCTATATAAAGTTTATTTATGGTGAATGTCATAACCCAAAAAATGAAGGTATGATTATTCGTGGCAACTATAAGACAATTGCTTTCTTGAATAAATACGATGCAAAGATTGGTCTTTTTGGTGACCACAACTTTGAAGTTACAGACCCACATCAGCCTGGGAAGCCAGATTTTATAAAAAAGTTTGAAGAAGCAGGCGCAGAAGTTAAACCCGTAGGACAAAAGCTTCGTGAAGATGGCATAAAGTTGTCACCTTATGAAGCAAAGTCTGAGAAACCTGAGTGGCAGAAAAAGATTGAAGAACAAAAAGCAAATGGAACTTATGTGCCTCAGCCAAGAACACAGCCTCGTATGAATTTAACAATGCATCGTACTTTAAGTGGCAATTGGATTGAAGATGAATTCAACGCCTTGCTTGATGGTTTTTAATAACTGTTAATATATTTTTATTACAAGGTGTCCTCTATAAATAGAGCAATCAACTTTTGATATGGCCTTTATATTTATGGAGGAAAAATGGCTAGTCCAGATTTTTTGAAGGCGGTTGCTGCAGTTCAGAAGAAATGTGCAAACGCAATTAAGCCTGCAGATTCAAATACTCTTAAAAAGATGTTGAGACTTGATTCTCCTCGTCTTTCTTTTATGTATGGTGGCGGTATTAAGATCGGAGCAGTTCACCGTTACATTGGACCTGAGTCGGGCGGTAAGTCTACAATTTGTACTTATATTGCAGGTCAGTTTCAGAAACACTTGGGAGAACAGTTCCCAGAACTTGCTGACCACGATATGGTTGTTTATATGGACTTTGAGCGTTCTTTCGACCCAGACCACGCAAAAGAAAACGGTCTTGATGTAACATCTTTGGTAAACCCAGATGGCTCAATCAACAAAGATGCTCACTTTACATTGTTGCAACCTGATAACCTTGAAGAAGGCGCTTTTGCTCTCGAGCAGATGATTAAGTCAAACACAGTTGCTTGTGTTATTTTTGACTCTGAGTCAATGTCAGTAACAAAGACAGTTCTTGATGATGAATTCAACAAAGCAAACTTCGGTAACAATGCAAAAGCTTTGAAAGACTTCTGTAATCGTTTCAACATTCTTTGTGCCAACTACCACACAACAATGTTTGTTATTTCACAAGAGCGTGCTCAGATGAATACAATGTCTCACGCAATCGCAACAACTGGTGGATACGCTTTGAAATATGTTGCTTCAACTCTTAACCGTGTTCGTAAGATTGAAAACCTTACAGAAGGCTCAAAAGTTGTAGGTATTCATATGCAGGTCCGCAATATGAAGAACAAGACAGGTATTCCATTCCGTGAATGTGAAATGGACCTTTACTACAAAGGCGGCTTCAATTCTGATGGAGAATATGTTGACTTCTTGTATGACTTTGCAGAAGACCCAAGATTACTTAAACTTGTTGACTGCCGCTCAAAGGGTTACTACAATTCAAAGAATAACTTTGGTTGGAATTACCACGGAAAAGACGCTTTCGTAAAAGCAATTCAGTCAGGTGAAGTAAAACCTGAAGAATGGGATGCAATTAAGAATGTAATTATGGACATCATCTCTAATGAGATTGAAGGTATGGAAAATACTGCTGACGAAGAACAGTGGGCAGAACAGAACTTCTCTAAAGAAGAATACGAGAAACTTGTTGCTCAGGCTGAGGAAAACGAAGCAGCAGATGAAGCGTAGAATACATTCATAATGTAGACATAATAAACTCCAAGGAGGCTTCGGCCTCCTTTTTTATGACTAATTAGATTATGGTTGACTACACTCAAATCAATGAAGTTCATCTTGATGATGTTTCACAAGAATATACATTGGAAGATGTAACAAATACAAAAAAGACAACTCGTATAGATAATGATGATCTCACTGAGCACAAGCTTAATACTGAAGTTGACTATACTGACATAAAAGAGATTGATAATTTTCAGCCAACACTTTCTCCTATCGAAGGACAAGAACAATACGAAATAAATTGGATTAAGAACTTAAAAGATGTTACAAAGATTGAAGATTCTATAACACCTATTGAAGTTTTAATGTCGCAAGAACCTGACTTTATGCCTAATATGTATAATGTTTATTTCATATTAGTTGATAACGGAAAAGACATTACTGATGTTGATGTATCAAAAAACATTGAAAGAGTAACATACGACTCAGGACGCAACATTCTCTCAACTCCTTTTGAGCAAAGATGGTCTTTGATAGGCACAAGAATTGATGGGATAGAGTTTCCTCAAAAGAAACAAAGCACAGGCACAATTCAATATGCAGGCCACACAATAAATAAAGTCGTAGGCCGTTATGAAAGAAACACAAAGTTGGACCTTACAATAAGACTTGACCAAAATATGTATGTTCTTGATGCTTTCCACGCTCTTAATGCAGATTGTTGGGCAGCAGAAAGAAAAAGAAAAGACTTCATAGAAAATTCTCCACTGCACCCACTTGAAGGAAAAAACTTCTACAACTTTTTAGGTATTGCAATGCGTAAAGTAAATGGCAAAGGTAAACTCTTGGACATTGTCGTTGAATATGATGCTGACTACTTTACATTCTCTCGTTATCACGACCTTATGGGAACAGTTGGGTTTGGTGAAACTGATGTAAAGATTGTAAAGTCGCCTACAGAATCATTTAAGACTGACAGAGTTCAAAGATATATTTTCCACGATTGCCGCTTCTTAGGAAGAAGTTCAAGTATACAGTTTAAGAACGACAGTGCAGACCCACTTTCTGCAACATTCCCATTCGTATATCGAAAACTTGCTCACATTACCGCTGATGGTAAATATTAACTAATTTTTTATGGCAGACACAACTCAGAATGAATTTTTAGATTTTCAATCTCAATCATTAGACTACCTTTATGGTGTTATGCCTGTAGCCAATGACTCTTTGTTTATTGCAGACTTGATAGGAACAGCAGGAGTTAAGAATGCAAGATTTCGTATTAAAGATATTACAATAACTCCGCCTACACTTGAGTATGAATATGACGACCAATTAAGAGCTTCATTTCCAAAGAAAGCAACTATCAACGATACAGTCACAATCAACTGGTATGAAGATGCTTTCGACTCAATTCAAAAGTATCATCTTGCTTTAATGAGCCGCGCCGTTGATTTTGGCACAGGCATTTGGGCAGTCGGACACCCACCTATGATTGATATGAATGTTGTGAAGTATGCTTTTGTTGAAGGCAATGAAAGTTTAGAGTCACCTTTTGACTCTCTCCCAGTTCCAAAGCAGACAGGTTACTGTTTTATGAAAGGCTTGCAACCTATAAGTATTGGCGAAATTAAATATGATTCTGCAGGTGGCGGAGATATTAAAACAGTTACAGTAACATATAAAGTTGTTCGTATTGATTATCAAAACGTAACATCAGCAATCACAGAGATTAGTGAAGACGATTTCTGGGGTTCTGCTAAAAAGCTTCGTTTATTCTAAGAGGTAACAAATGGCAAGTTCAGTAATTTTAAGAAACTTAAAACAACTTGAAAAATCTTTACAAAAGAATATTGATTATCAAGACTTAAACTATGAAGGTGTTGATGCAAGCAATCCTGAGAACATTGAATTAAGAAAAGGCTCACCTGTACTTAATGCCTTAAAAATGTGGTTGCAATCAAGAAGTACCTCTTATATTCGTAACGCAGGTTACGGCGGATTCTTAACAGAGACTATCCACGAATATCCTTTTAATGCTGACTCAGAACCTCTTATAAAATCAGAGCTTATCAAACAAGCAGCAGCAGAATTTCCTCAAGCTGAGATTATTCAATGCGAAGTCAAATGTATGGCACCAAAACCTTATTGGTATGTCAAAGTTGCAGTTAGGGACAAAATCACAGGTTTATTTGCCGCAGATGACTATATTTACGGAAAAGACGCTTCTGTGCAAATTCCTACATAATTTTTTAAACTTTTACTTTACTCCTTTTATATTATTATTGTAATTTGAAACAAAAGGAGTAAAATCTATGGTAATCAATGCAAATGCAGCCGACATTCAGTCAAATATCGACGACGGTGAAGTATTTTCACTCAATTCAAACGATGCAGGCTTGTTCGACATTCTTTCGACAAAGCTCTATTCAAACCCAATTCAGTCAGTAATTCGCGAAGTTCTTTCAAACGCAATTGACGCAAATATCGCTGCAGGAGTTGAAAATCCTGTGCAGATACACTTTCCTAACGAAATTGACCCAACTTTCTGGGTTCGTGATTACGGTATAGGAATGGATGCCGCAAAAATGCGTAATGTCTTCACTTACGGCGGTTCTGACAAGCGTGATACAAACGACCAGATTGGTGGCCTTGGAGTTGGAGCAAAATCTCCGTTCTCTGTTGCTGATACTTGGACAGTTGAAAGTTCAAAAGACGGTATTAAGAGAACAGCTCTTTGTTACCGCGGTCCTGACAGAAAGCCACGTTTTAAGTTTATCGGTGAAGAGCCTTCAAACGAAACAGGAACAAAAGTTTACTTTGCAGTTCCTTCTGACAAGCATTTCAACTACATTTACGAAGCAATTCCTGTTCTTGCTTTTGCACAGCAGATGCCTGAACTTCTCAATGGAGTTGACAAATTCCTGCAGCAGGCTGAAGTTGAAAGCCTTGAGCAGTTCAACAATATTCGCAAGCTTTTGAAGGGAGAAAACCGCCTTATTGTAAAGACCGACAAGTATTCAGATGCTTACGATGCCACTGACGCTGATATGATGGCTGCAAACAAGTTTATCACAAAGATTGCAGGCCGTTTCTCAGGAACAATCGTTGATATGGGCGGAGTTCCTTACGATGTTGATATTGCACAGGTTTTCGATGGAGATTACGATGCAATTTCTTTCTTCAAAGAAGACTCACACAATCATACTTTGGTTCTTCACTTCCCAATCGGTTCTTTGAACTTTCAGGCTTCTCGTGAAAAGTTAAATTACACAGAAGCAACAAAAAATGCCTTGAAAAGATCAATCGTAAACTTCTACTCAAGAAAAGCTTACGAAGAACTCGCAACAGCGTAAAGAAAAAATGCCGGAAAACTGAACTTTTCCGGCAACTTCTTTATATTATATTTGTAAAATCAATCGAAAGGAGTAACTTATATGAATATCAAACAGTCTTACAACACTTGCAAGCGTATCGGAAAGCTTACAAAAATCGTTGAAAAGTATCAGGACTTGCTTGAAGACGATATTTCTGACATCGTCAAGGTTCAGGCTGAAAAGCAGTCAAAGATTGAAAATAAAATCAATGATATTTTCAGTCTTCCTTTTATCGAAGTATCAACTTACAGAAACAACAACAATCGTCAGGTTCACAAGTACGCAGGACCTTCTTACATTGCAAAGTTCAACACAACTGAACAGAAGATCGGATACTTCTTCTCTGAAAACAAAGAAAAGTCAATAATCTTTGTAAACATTTCTCAGAAAAAGTATGACAAGTTTATGGACTCTGCTGACTTCCGTTGGTTCCCTAACGGTTCTGCAATGGTTCTTGACGACATCCTTGCAAAAAACAAACTTACAGGTGATTACCCAATCACAATTATGGGTCCTAATATTGAAGATCTTGTAAAGAAAGTTGGGTATGCAAGCCCAAGAGTTTTCAACTTCGACGATTACGTTGAGGTTGATGTAAACGGTAAAGCAGAAAAGAAGGTTGTTACTCGACTTGCAGGCCGCGTTGACGACGAAAAGCTTTTCGGCGGAATTGGAAAATATGATGCTGATAAACTTTACAGCGCAAACCAAATCTTGGCTGATGCAAACCTTAAGGATGCAATCATCTTCATCGCCCGCAATCGTAGTGATTATTACTCTGCTGATTTGAATACTTGCAAGACTACACCTTCAAAATATCTTTACGGTTTTGAAGACTACCTTAAAGTTGTCTTCCCTAAAAGAAAGGCTTTGAAAATCAACTACGGCGATTGGAAGCGCCTTCAGAAAGGTGAAGCTTACAAGAAGTTGAATACTTTCATTGAGTTTGCTAAAAAGCAGGGTCTGAAGTATTACGAAAACCTTGCTTCACAGAACAAGATTACAAACATTGAAGGCCGTATCGGAGTTCTTTCTTCAAGCTCTGTTCGTGACAAGATTATCAATTATTGGAATGCAAATGCAAGCCGTCTCAACCTTGAAGCAGCACCTGATGAAATGGAAAGAATCAAAGAGTTTATGAAAGTTGTTGAAAATGCAGAAAAAGATAACAATTCTTGGACTGCAAGAGACAATCTTCGCAAGATTGAATGTGTTGCTCGCGTTGCTGGCTTCCAGATTAGCACTGCTGCAGAAGAGACAATCAAGATTGATGCTGAAAAGTGGCCTTTCCTTGAAATGTTCAGTTCTTACAGTAGCAGCCTTGACCCTCAGGTTCTTCTGAGTATCGTTGCAACTTACAAAGCAATTTAATAATAAATAAGTTAAAAAAGTAAAGGAGCCGAAAGGCTCCTTTTTTTATTAAACTTTATCAAATAATCTTTACTAAATAATCGGGCAATTAAACCAGTCAGAAAGAAACCCTTGAGGAGGGGTAATCCTCAGAATATCTCCTTAGATATTTTAATATCTTCTCTGATGGATATTGCCCATTTTTTATGCTTCAAACCAAATTTTTGGGTCTGGTTTTTTGAAAGATCCGTCCTCTTGTTTATCAAATCCACATCTCAAAACTGCAGGATGCTCTGGGTCTTTATCAATAAATTGCAAACTTCTCATTTTTGAGAAACATTCTTTTGCAGTTTTATAGCCTTCGTTTGTGTAAACAAGCTCAAACTCTGCAAGATTATATTCCTTGCCGTCACTGCCTACGATTGTGTACAAATCAGCAGGCGGAGTATCAATACACTTCTTTACATAACCTGCATATTTATTACGTGTAGGAATGTTTTGGAAGTTTGGATCTTTACCAATAAAACGATAAGTTTCTGTCCCCATTACAAGATAAGACTGCTGAACTCGATATGAACCACCTTCTTCTGGGTTACCATCGTTTTCATCGTGATATATGTACTGAAGCCAACCCGTAGTTTCTTTAGGCTTCAACCATTCAGGCCAATCTTTGTGAGTTTCCCACATAGCAGGATCGAGCCCTACGAAAGAACCAAGTGAAGTTTTCTCAGTTCGATATTCAGCAAGTAAATCAACTCCTGGGCGTTTCTCTCTTGACCAAGTACCCATAGCTTCATCACCTGTAAGATAAACACCTGCTTCATTACGACCGCAGCAAGTCCATCCAAGTTTTTCAAACAACTTACCTACTTCAGTTGTTGATGAAATGTTGAAGTTGTTATCAACACCCCATATCTTACGAAGCTCTTCATCTTTCTTTCGCAAGTCTTCAACCATTTCACAACGATACTTTTCCATCAAATCCCAGTTAACATAAATACCGCGATATTCAACATTACAAATCTCTTTGTAAATTTCCATCATCTGTGTTTCATACCAACGGCGAATTGTCCACTCAGGATATTTTTCGTTAGGGAAGTTTCTGTCGATTTCATCAACAAGTGTCCACAACTCACACTGAATTCTCCAAGTAACCAAAGCATCCATTGTTGCATAAGGGGCAAGGATGTCATTAGGAATCTTTGTGTAGTCATCACACTTTGTTTGTTTCTTCCACTTATCAAGTTTAATATCATAACCGCCAAAAGGAGAGTAACGATATGCAAGTGGCTTCAAACCTGACCTAACTTCAGATGTAATACAGTGGGCCAAACGGTCAGTTGCATCTGTAACATTTACTCGTCTTGATACACCGTGTTTCCAAAAGAACTTAATATCGAACTTAGGGTTGGCACCTGTGCGATGCTGACAAGACATAACATTTTCTTCAAACAACTTTACATCAACATATTTCCAAGGAATGAAATATCCCTTAAGGCCGTCCCAACAGATTGTAAGACAATGAATATGATTTTCATAAAACTTCAAACCGTTTGTTTCAGTATCGAACGCAACCAAGTACTTGTCCATATTGTCTTTGAATACTTTGTCTGCTTCTTCTTTTGAATTGACTGAAATAAACTTTGGGTCAGATGATAAAAACATTGGCTCCCACTCATAAGGTGTCTTACGCATTCTTGAGACCTGTGAGTAGAAAAACTTTGTTTTATAATTCACTGAATTAGATGATGACTTAATTGTTGGGTACAATTCTTCAATGCCATCAACTGGGAATATGTAGGTATCATACTTGAAGATTTCGTGACCCATATAATAATAAGGTCTTAACATCTTATCATCATAAAAGTCACCTGTCAAAATATCAGCAGAACAGTTGATTGAATACATAGCGCAACCGAAAGTCATAATGGCGCGGCAGTGTGTTCCTGCACAATCAATATCTTTTCTCCAACCTGAACGGTGAGTCATCATAAACTCAACAATACTTCCACCTTTCAAGTCATCTTCTTTATATTTGCAGTCAACAGCAACTAAAACTTTATAAGAACGATAACCCGCATCACGGATACGTTTTAGGATAAGCTGCTTTTTATCTTCAGCAGGAAACTTGTCAAGTAAGAAAATAAAATAATCTTTTTCATCTTCATCGAAGTGATCTTCAATAACATAATCAAGAATGTCAGACGGCTTAAGTAAGTCCTTTGCCTTTGTATTTTCTTTTATGCCGCCAAATGTAAACGCCATTATTTCTTACCTCTCTTTTTCTTTGTAGTAGTTAAATTAACGCCCTCTGTTATCTGAATGACTTGATTAGTCAATATTGAAGGCTCCGACTCTGTCCAAGGAATTCTTTTACAACTTTCAAGCCAAGTATCAAAAACACTTCCGAAATTTATGCCTGTATTCTTTGCTTTGTTGTAAAAGTAATAAACGCTATCAATGCTTATTACGAATTCATTCCCTCTATGTGACAAGATATTAAAAGAATGCTGACCGTAAGTTTGACTGCAAATTGAAAGAACAGCGCCTTCCAAAATCTTTTTGCACAAATCCTTTTCTTTTATTGTCATAGGCTTAGGCTGGGCATATTCTTTTCCAACTTTAAGCTTATCAATAATCTTTTGCATTTTTTCGTCTTCAAGTTTTTGCAATTCTTTTGCTTTTGCAGCTTCTTCTTTTGCCTTCAACTTTGCTTCTTTTGCAGCTTTCTTTTCTTCACGAGCTTTTGCTTTAGCTTCCTTTTCAGCCTTCTTTCTTTCCCTTTCGAGTTTACGCTCAAGCTTTGCTTTCTTCTCTGCTTCAATCTCAGCCTTACTTCTTCGTGTTGTTGCCATTATATTGCCTCCCAAGAACCGTCTTCCTGTTTCTTATATAAGTAAAGCATCATATCAACATCATACCCGTTCTTTCTCATATTCTCAACAATTGCCATAAAGTAATCATTGCACCATTTGTCGTCAGCAAGTTCAGAATGATTTATTCTCAAATCCCGCATTGCAAGAAGACGACCATAATCTGCATAAGCATCTTTTTCAGTGTATTCTTTTTTACATTCGTGAGGTATCTTATCCATTGATTATTCTCCTAGCAGGCTTTTGCATTTCAACAACTTCAACACCTTCAGGAATTACACCGCCCCAAGATTTGATGAATTCATCAACATTCAACTTACCATTAAGATTGCAGTAGTATTTATAAAATTCATCTCTGTTTGGCATATATTTATCATAAAGCCAATCGCAACCGTACCACTTAAGGTCGGTGCCATTCTTTGCATTGTAGTTTTTAATTGCTTCTTCAATTGGAAGTGGGTCATAACCTACACCCGCTTTATAATATGTGTTGCAGCGGTGTTCGTAATCCTGAACATCAGATACTTCTCCATCAAAAGACATATGAATGCCTTTTACAGGTTCACGGTCCCAAGCAGCACAAGCGTTTGCCAAAGACATAACAAGTTGTAACTCTGGCTTCCAAACATAAAAGTCAAGAGAGTCGTGAATGTTGTTCCAACAGTATGATTTCAATCCCCAAAGAGCAAGATACTTTGAAGTATTCAACCAAGTTGAGAAAGCGATACGAGCTTCCATTGATTGAATAGTTGAGTTACAAGCGTTGTTTAACAAGTGGGCAAACATTTTTGAATATAAAGAACGGTCAGCGCCTGTCAAGTTTCCTTGGTCATTTACAGACATAAAACGAAGTTCAGCAAGATGACGAACAGGTCCGTGCCAAGCTCGAACATAACCGTGAGCAAGAGCAAACATTTGTTCTCGTTTAATGCGGCCCATCAAGCCTTCATACGACTTAAAGAATGACTCACGCATATCGTCTGCAACAACAACAAATTTAACGTCTTTTGGATTTTTACCACCTGCGTTCGAAAGTGCAGCGTTATAAACAGATGTAAGATTTTTTAATTTGATATACTCTTCACATTCAGCTTCTGTAAAGTTTGCCTGTTCCAACATAACAGCAAATCGTCCTGCTGAACAACCGAAAAGTAACCCGAAGTTTTCAGTTTTTGCAACTGTTCGCCAATCTTTGAAAGGCTTATACTCTTTATTTTTAATAAAGTCGTGGACAGTCAATTCAGTTGACTTATCAATCGTTAACATTATATCTCCCTAAGGCCGAACTGCCTTATACTTGAAAATATATTAACATTAAACTTTACGGCAGTTTCTTTTATATTATAATTGTGAAAGATGGCAGTGTAGTAAACGAAGTTATAATCATCTCTTGTTCAGGCACTTTTCAACGAATTGCTGAACAGTGTTATAAGAAAATCAATGATTGGAACTTTTATCACGAAGACGACAAAGAAAATCCTTTTTTGAAATATAAATTCTTTTTTGAAAGACTTAATACAAAAGATCTTAAACTTATATATCAAATGGGTAAAACACTTGAAAGAGAAGTCTGGGATAACCGCAATCTTTTGAAAGAAGTAGGTCTCCCAGTTGATATAATTCTTTATGATTTTAACTGCACTTTGAATATTCTTAAAAGGAATTAAGCAGAAACATTTTTCTTCAATATTTGAGATAAGATTGCTGCAGCTTTTCTTGAAAGTGGATATTTTGTTTCTTTAAGCCAATCATTAAAAGCCTGATAATTATCTTTATACATAAAGACATCATCAGAGATAAATCCTGTTGTTTGGTCTTTATCAATCTTCTTTGAAAGAACACCACGAATGAAGTGATCTTTATAAAATGACTTTGCTGCTGTGATGTTTGAAATTCCTTCTACAGTATAAATATGAACTTTGCCGTCTTGAGGTTCAACAATCTCTTTAGGATATTCAATTGAGTCATAAGATACAAACTGAGGAAGTTCAATCTCTTTTACAAAAGCGCCATCATTGAAAACTTTTATAACTCTCTGACCTATCTCATCAACTTTATTTGGGAAAACTGAGCCTGTATAATCTGGGTCAGTTCTTGTATGAACGTGGCCAAGACACAAAGCTTTTGTTCTCATATTATCTGTTTTAACTCCGCCTTGAATTGGTGAGCTTGGGTCATATTTATTCCAATGGCCTACAACCAAATCAACATCAGTTCTGAAAGTCATTGTAGAATAGTATTCTGAAAGAGTGCGGCCTTGAACTCTGACGTGAGGAAGCATTCTTACTTTTGTGTTTGAAATATTAACATCAATAGGCTTATCAACGACACTTACATTAGGGAAGTTGCGTAAGAACTTCAAAGAATGTTGTGCTTTTTGGCGATACAACTTAATGTCGTGGTTGCCCATTATGACGTGGGTTGTTATGAAGTTATTTGAGCATATTTGGAAGATACGAAACTCTTGGTCGATAACATCGCCTGGGTTGACATCCTTTTCAGTAATATCACCAAGCCAAAGAAGATGTGGGTTGGAATCTTCTTTTTTGATATTCGCAACCCAAGTCTCAAACCACTTTATAAAATTTTCACTTATTTCGTAGTTCCAAGGATTCATTGCAGAAAGATGCAAGTCACCAATAATGTAAAGCATTTAACCTCCGCAGTGTTTAGCCTTTAATATGACCAAACTTGAACTGCTTACTTTCTTTTACCTTAAAGCCCAAAGTCTTTTCAATAAGAAGGTTAAATTTATCGTCAACATCTTTCGCAACAGCGAACTTCTTATAATCATCGCATCTACTCATTATGACTTTCATATTCTGAAAGAATGTAGACTCGACTTCATATTTAGGGTCGAAAGAGGAAAGACCATTGAAAAACTTATCTTCGGGAGTTTTCAATTCTTTAAGCGGACTGCTTGTTCTTTCCTTCTTAAGGATATAATCAATATTAACATCAGGATGTTTTCCGAGATAATTGATATACTCGAAAGCAGCGACTTTAATTTGATTAGCCTGCTTAAGTCCTTTAAGTTGTAAAGCACCGCGGATATTGTCAGACCCATCGCCAAAACAAGCTTTCCAAACACATACACCTGTAATTGATGGTCTGAATTGATACTTGTCTTCAAATGATTCTGCTGTAAATGGCTTTCTCCAATCATCGTTAATCATAACGACTTTGTGAGTTTCAAGATAGCGACACCAATCGTTATCTGTTGTGACCATTGCAATATCTTTGCCTTTATATTCTTTGATGATTGTTTCCATAAAGTCATCAGCTTCATATTTATCACTGATAACTGTTATGATATTTGGACCACGATGAGAAAAGTATTTGCGGACAGTATCAACAACAGTAAGACATTTTCTGTTGTGAGTACGGTTACGTTTATAAGCGTAAAGAATGTCCTGTCTCTCTGTGTACTTGAAAGTTTTACTTATTCCTAAATCATTTTTAGGTATTGGGTCATATAATAAAAACAACTTACCCTTATCAGCGAGGTGCTTTCTAACATTGTCGTTGATAAAGGTAACCATATTCCTAGCAATTGATATAGGATCTTTGTCGAGTGAATTATGTTCTACTTTATAAAAAACATTGAACATATCCACTGCAATTATATCATATTGCATTTTAACCTCTGTTTTTATTTTTAGCCGTTAAGCTTCTTCAAAGTTTTGAATGTCCCTGGGTTCTTTTTATCTTCGATGATACGAACTGCAGGATTCTGCTGAGCTTCGTGAAGTTCCTTTGCAGTAACCTCTTTGCCATCAAGAATTATTTTCTCTGCCATTGTAATCTCCTTGTTAATAAATATATATTAACACTAAACACAGTCAAGTGTTAACTCAACAAATTTAGTAACCTAAACGAATTTTTGAACTATAATGGAGGGAATAAAAAAAAATGATGAGGATATAAATTTGTTTAAACAGTTGACTTTGAAAATTATGTTAATATAATATGTATAGGAGATTGCAAATGAATTTTTTCGTTACAGCATTTATTGTAGCAATGGTTGTGGCAGGTGTCACAGAGTGGTTGAAAACTTTCTTCCCTGAGAAGTTGAAGGAAAACAAAATCGCAATGGCAATTATTGCAGGTATTCTTGGTGGCGGTGCTGCTGCACTTGTTGCATTTACAGGAATGCTTGGAGCTCTTGCTCTTCCTGCTAAATTTTTGTTTGTTGCTGCTGTTGTTGGTCTTACACAGTCTTGTTATACTTTGCTTTTCAAGACATTCAAAGCTGTGAAAGAAGCATTGACAAGCAAATTTGCTTCAAAAGTTGACCCAGACAAGCTTGCTGATGAGATCGCTGAAAAGCTGAAGGAAGCAACAAAAGGCAAGTAAACCAGCCAAAATAAAATAACATTTTTTCTAAGGAGGCTTCGGCCTCCTTTTTTATTGTTTACTAATTTTATATGAAAGAAGAACTTTTCGAAAGCATATTGTCTGAAGCTGACAAATCATATAAAGCAAAAGTTGGCGGTAAATGGCTTAAAGGAAACGGCTTTACCGATAAAGAAAAGAATGCTGATACTTTTGAGTCAAAAACTGAGCCTACACAACGTATCAATCAAATGAAAAAAGACGGCAAGATTTCAAAGAATGCAAAAGTATCAACAAAAGAAATCTCTGAAAGCCAAAAAGAATTATTTGACAATGTTCTTAGAGAAGCAGGCAGAAGAATATCAAGCTATTCTGATATTGAACTTGCACTCGAGTTCATCGGTCAGTATTGTGCCGTATTTGATGTAGGTAAGATGGGTTATTCATCAAACCCAAGAGCATCAAAATTGGCAGAAGCTTGTTCTGAAAGATTCGGTGATAAGTGGGACAATGATTATTATGGCAGCGGCCCAAGTATGGAAAAGCTTCTTGTAAATAAGTTTGATGAAATGAATAAAGCAAACGATTGCGGCAATTCAATCGGCGCAATTTATAAAGCTGCAAATACGACTTGGGGACCTTACAAAGATTGGGTAAGGGAAAATTGGAAAGACATCGTAAGCCTTTCGCCAAAGTTTGCAAAGTATTACGATAATACAAATTTCTTTTAATATTTAAGAGGTGATAAGTAATGAAAGAGTACAATGTATCTGCAGGACACGACAATTTTACTCAAAGAAACAATGACATTGATAAAATAAATGTTTGTGGTCCAACAAATTTTGCACAATGTTTAGGATATGCAGGATGGGAACCTGATATGGGTATCGCACCGCAATTCAATCAGCTTGACGATAAGATTACTTATTTCACCCGCACAAACAAGGATGTTCTTAAGTATTATGAAACACATTACAACGGAATGTATAATAATTGGATGAGGGAAGCCAAAGCAAACGCAAAAGCTCAAGGTAAAAAATATTGGGAAGTTGCTTGTATCAATTCTTATCCTCCAAACGAAGTACACGATGTGATGTCATACGCAGTTAATTTATTTATGGGATATACTGCAGAACAGCTTGCTAAAATGGAAAGAAGACCTGTAACTCGTTTTTATAATGAGTTTGATGAATATGAACTTGTTTGGCAGATTTGCAAAAAAGGCCTTCCTGTAATTTCGTCAGTTGACCCATTTAAGAAAAAAGAAGGACATTACATTTCAATTGTTGGCTTTATTGCAGATGATTCATTTGTTGAGCCCGACTCTTACAATGAAGTCAGAGATAAGACAATTGACTTATCAAAAATTAAGACATATATTATTGACAACACTTACGGTAAGTTCGATTTTGTAAATAAAAAATATGTTGCTGTTTCAGGTAATGATGAAAATATCCCAAGAGAAAAGCTTTTGGACATTATCAAGCCTGTAGCACATTACTTTACAAAAGGCGCCGCAACTTGTTGTTAATAAGGAGATAAAGAATGAGAATTGTAGAATCATATAGAGCTTGGTATAAATTTACAGTTAAAACTGATGAAGGTAAAGTTCTTGAATGTGTATACCCAACAACTACTGAACTTAAAAGATGTGTAAAGCCAATTTTTGGTAGTTTTGAAATTTTGGATAAAGAAGTTCTTCCTTCTGTTGTTACACAGGAGATGCTTGATGAATGTCCTGAGTCAGCTTTTGTTCAGGCAGGCAACATTACTTGGGCAGATAACTTTTACACAAGAGCAGTAAGCAAAGGGTATGCTTATCCTGTAATGATTGATACTTACAGAGGTTATCTTGTAAAAGATAAGGCAGGATTTGAAAGTTGCAAAGATGGTCTTGTTATAAATAACATTCATTACTTCAAAACAAAAACTGAAGTTGGTGACAAGCTTCGTTGGGAAATGGACATTACTGTAAAAGAAAATCTTAAGGAAAGCACAGAGACAGAGTCTACTGTTATGAATGAAGGCTTTACTTATGGCGCTTCAAAAGTTGCAGCAGAGAATGATGATTACTGTAGAATTATGGCAAGACACGATGCTGAAAGAGATGTTCGTATCGACAGTTTCCTTGACTTTGTTGCTTATGCAAAAGATGATGGCTATCAAATCGGCAGAGCAGACTATGAAAAGTATCTCAAATACTATGATGAAGAAAAAGCAAAGATGTCAGGAAACTCAGGAAATGTCTGCCCACACTGTGAACAGCCTGTAAGAGGCGATGAAGATGTTTGTCCTCATTGTGGTTTTGATAATTATGGTGAAGGACTTGCAGCTGCATTTGAATAAGGAGTAATACAATGAAAAAATTTGCAGTACTGTTATTAAGTTGTTTTTTATTTTTAGGATGTGTTTCAAATAAAGTTGCTGACAACGCTTTGGTAGACGGTAAAGTTCAAACAGCAGTTACTTTGGAACAACTTAACTCGCTTAAAAAAGATAATGTAAGAGAAGTAGAAATCCTTGAGAAACTTGATAGTGCTACAACTTATGGATTTGACTTACTTGATGAACTTGAGAAATCAATTGCATACGAAAAACAGCAAGCATTTAATGAAGGTTACGATGCAGGTAAAAAAGATGCGATTGCTGCAACAGAAGATTATGTTAAGCTCGAAGATGTTATTGATTTATTGAAAAAGCAAGGTCTTTATAAAGAGGAAGGTGAATAATGAGAAAATTGTTTTTGATACTTGCAATTCTTTTTAGTTTAGGTACAGCACCTGTGTTTGCTCAGACACCTGAAGCACCTCGCTCAACTGCTGTAATCGTTCAGGAGTTAAGAGACAACTACAAAGAACAGCAAATTTATATTGAAGAACTTCGTGCAACAAACAGCAGCAAAGATGTTACAATTGATGAACTTCGTGTTAAAGTCGACGATATAACAAATAAATGGACTGATGCTATTGAAGAAGACTCTAAAAAGACAACTGAAATTATTAAGTTGACAACAAAAAATAAGTTGCTTATTAAGTGGCTTTTGATTGCAGTTGCAATACTTGGCGGCTTTTTCTTGCTTCATATTGTAACATTGATTTTAAAATTAAAATGGAATATAACTTTGCCTTATTGGCTTAACGCTATACTGTAGGAGATAACAATGGACAAAAAATTATTTGAAGCAATTTGCACAACAAATAAAATCAAAGAAGGCAACGGGGATTATGAAGCTTTCGAAAAGATGATTACTGGTGTAAACGAACTTTACGAAAGAAACAGAAGAATGGGCGCAGATGATGATTCTCTCGTTCAGTTGATGGTTGATGTTTTCGACAATTCAGATCTTCCTTCTGACATCGTTCGTAAACTTGCTCACAAGCTTATTGAGGTATTTGAGTAAATGACAGTCGATTATAGAACAGAATGGAAGTCAGTCGGCGAAACAGGAATGATGAACAGACTTGTACTTGATACAAATGATGAAGGCGAAATATGTGACTTCGCAAATGCAATGATACAGGTTCTTACAAAAGTTTGCGACAAAGACGAAGATGAACTTGAGCAGGAATGGTTTGATTATTCTTGCGGTGGAATAGGTGGACAACCTTCATCAAGCGGCTGTTGTGAGTTCTTTGATAAATACGCTGATGAAGTTCTTGATAGTCTTTGGGCAATTGACCAAGATGCTTACGACATTTTCAAATATGTTGAAAGTAAAGTCGAAAAGAAACCTTATTATGGTTCGGGCGATGATTCTTTCGCTTCTGCTCTCTTCCCAACAGATTAGTGTTAATATTTTTATATAAAATGTCGATAATAATAAGGTAGCAAGGATGCTACCTTTTTGCCTTAGGAGGGGCAACATCTATGATTATAAATCACAATATGAGCTCAATCTTTGCAGCTCGTCAGGAAAACTTGAATTCAATTGACTTGCAGAAGTCAATGGAAAAACTTTCAAGTGGTCAGAAAATCAACCGCGCCGGAGACGACGCCGCAAATCTTGCCGTAAGTGAAAAAATGAGAAGTCAGATTCGTGGTCTCAATCAGGCTTCAAAAAATGTTCAGAACGGCATATCATTCATTCAGACAACTGAAGGTTATTTGCAGGAAACAACTGACATCTTGCAGCGTATCCGTGAACTTGCTGTTCAGGCTTCAAACGGTGTTTACAGCGATGAGGACAGAATGCAGATTCAGGTAGAAGTTTCACAGCTCGTTGCTGAAGTTGACCGTATCGCATCTACTGCTCAATTCAATGGCTACAATATGTTGACAGGTCGTTTCGCAAAAGAAGCCGACAATACAATTACTTTCCAAGTTGGCGCAAATGTTGACCAGAACATCAAGATTAACATTGCATCTGCAACTGCTGAATCTTTGGGACTTCGTGGAAAGGGACAGGATGGTGAAGACGGCGCTCTCGTATCAGTTTCTGATACTGAAGAAGCAAACCGTACACTTGCAACAATCGATGAAGCATTGAAGAATGTAAACAGACAGAGAGCTGACCTTGGTGCTGTTCAGAACAGAATGGAGATGGCGTCAAAAGGTATCAATGTTGCAGCAGAGAATATGACTTCATCAGAAAGCATTATTCGCGATGCTGATATGGCAAAAGAAATGGTTGACTTCACAAAGAACTCAATCCTTCAGCAGGCTTCAACTGCAATGCTTGCACAGGCAAACAGTCAGTCACAAAATGTATTGCAGCTTTTACAGTAGAGGCAACTGAGGCTCAATTGGGTGGGTAGTTGCCTAGTATTTAAAAAAGAGCTTAACTAGGGGAACTTCGGTTCCCCATACTTTAATTTGAGGAGATTATAAATGAAGAAGTTGTTTGCGATATTTGCAATGCTATTCGCAATTTGTTTTACAACATTTGCTGAGGAAAAGACTTTCCTTAATGCAAGTACTTTTATCGAAAACGCAGTTGATGGTTATTCCTACGAAAATTGGGAAGTTCGCCCAATGTCATCTCTTAAGGGAGTTCCTTATCAGATTAAGATTGTTGATGGCAAACTTGCTGTTTGTGTTCAGAACATTCCTGAAAATCGTTATGTGTATTATGACATTGTGCCGCCATACAATCCTATTATAACTGAAGCTGATAAAGAGTTTGGCTACTTGACAAATGTTGGCACATTAAAGAAACTTGGTATTACAGTTAATGGTATAAACAGAAACGATGAAGTATCAATATTTTTAGCAACTGACCCAAATGACCCAGTAGGCAAAGAATATAAATTCAAAGGTGATTTGCAGACTATAGGAGAAGTTGTTCTTGAATGGGATAATCTTGAATATGTTGATGACCCTAATAAAAGAGACGTTTTGAATTACCCAGCTTATGGCGGAAAGGCAACAAATGAACTTTATATTAGAGCAATTCGCATAAGAACAATTCCTATTACAGGCTATGATGTTTCAGTTGTTTACATAAGCAATGTAAAGGTTATTTATGACCTTGCATACACTGAACAGGAACTTGAGATTATTAAGTCAACAGATGAAACTTTCAATTTGAAGTCAGGCGATAAGACAAAGGTTGAAGAAAGAGAAAAAGAGGCAATCAAACTTAAGGCTGCGCTGATTGAAAGAGAAAAAGAAAAAATGGATTCTTCAGGAGATGCAAAATAAAATCTAGGGTCTCGGACTCTACTGGCAGGCTTCGGCCTGCCTTTTTTGTTAATATCATTATATGCTAGGACCTAAAGGAAGTATCTCTTTAGAGATGAAAGATGATGAAGCTCATTCAATATGGAATATGTTCAATAATTGGTGCAGCAATGTTACAAAAGAAAAAGAGAAAGAAAATAAAAAGCTCAAGAAAGAAGCAGATAAACTTGTAAAAGCAACAAGGAAACTTGAAAAAGTTTGTGGGATGCCTAAAGATAGTATGGCTGTTTATAAAGACCCAAATGCCGACCCAAACGCTCCAATTGCGTATGGTACTCTTGCTCCTGTCGTAACAACAGGCTTTATTGGCAATAAAGGGAATGCAATTACTTTAGCTGACCCTATATCACAACTTCAGGTTCGGCCGATATTCCCAACAGCAGTATTAGGCGGTTCATTAAAAGACATCAACCTTGATAATTATACTTATGAAGAATTAAGGGAAATTGTTTTTGGAGACGGTAATAAAGCTGAGCTTACTGAAGAAACAATTGAAAAGATTTTGGATAGGTACCCAACATTCTTTGATGAACAGGACTTGGAGCTTGCTGACCACGATTCTGATAAAAGAATAAGTAAATTGTTCAAAGAAAAACCTATGGCTGCACCATCAGATCATTTATACATTCAAAATATAAAACCCACTAAACCAAAGAAGAGAGGTAAGAAGTAATGTTTAATATTTATCACGTAACGAAATCAGGCGAAAGAACTTATTATGAAAGTTGGCCAACAGAAGACTCAGCTCATAAACAAATGTTGGCTTTGACAGGATTTGACAAAGACGCTGAAATATCAAAAAGAAAGGATTGGTACGAAGTTGTTGAGGAGATTTGACGCGCGGTCGATATTTGAAAGATCAGCCGCCGCTTTGAAAAATAAAACAGAAGAAGAATTAGCATCATCATTCAGTCAATTTACACCTGAGAATATGTTAAAGCTTGTTCGTCTTTCAATGCCTTATAGTGGAGTTGATTGGGAGCACGACTCAGAAGAAGACTTAAGAAAGGCAGTTTTTGGCGATGATGGCAAAGAAAAAGCTGAACTTGATGAAAAGACAATCGAAATCATTATTGACCGCTTTCCAACATTTTTTGATAAAAAAGAAGTTGAAGAAGTTGAAGATAACAGAAACAAAGTAAAGGGCGGTAATACAGGTTTGCGTCACAAGATCTTTACTGAGTTCCCGATGGAAACAGTAAAAGATTCTATTTTTTATATTGAGCCAAAATATTCTAAGAAAAATTAAACTTTTGATTATACTTCTTTATATTATTTTTGTAAGGAGTTAAAATATGAAAGCTTGGGAACTTGCTAAAAAATATAATTGGGGAATGCCTACTGTCTGCCCTTGTTGTGGCACAGAACTTGAAATCAATGACAGTGGAGAAGTTTTTTGTCCAAATGATTCCTGCGCAAAGAAAATTGAACACGCAATCATAAAAATGTCAAATAAGTGGAATGTCCTTGAAATCGGTCCACGAGTTGTTGAAGACTTCGTAAAAGAAGCAAATATCAAATCTCTTGCACAGTTCCTTCGTGAAATTGACAATCCTATTCTTGATGAAATCGCAGGCAAGAATGCTGAAAAAATCCGTAAAAATCTTAAGGCAGCAATGTCAAAGAAAAGAACACTTGCCAACTTTATCTCTGCTTTTGACATCGAGGACTTCGGTGAAAAGCGTCTGCAGTCTTTGGTTGACGCAGGTTACAACACAATCGAAAGTTTCTTTGAAAAAGCAAATCCTCGTGACATATCAACTATCAAAGGTTGGACTTTGGAGTCAGGCATCAAAGTTTTGCGGGCTTTGTCAGAAATCAAAAAGGACCTGATTGAAGTATCAAAACTTTGCAATATCGGTGAAGAAGAAAAGGTTGCAGGCGGCGTTCTTGCAGGAATGAGTTTCTGCTTCACAGGCGCAATGGCCTACAAACGAGCTGACCTTGAGAAAATGGTTGTTGATAACGGCGGAACAGTTTCCTCAGTAAATAAAACACTTACATATCTTGTTCAGGCCGACCCAAATTCAACTTCTTCAAAGTCAGAAAAAGCAAAGAAGTTTGGAACAGCAATTATCTCGCCTGAGGCATTCCTTGAAATGTTGAACTAAATATTAGAGGAATGACAAATGAGTAAATTAACTGAAGGTGAGCAAACACTTACATACGCAAAAGTTGCCGACCTTTTAAGAGCAGCATATAGAGCAAAAGCAAAAACTTCAGATGACCCTGTTCACGAAGAAGTTGCTATAACTGTTTATTGTGGCGCGGGCTTCAATGTAGGTATTACTGCTACAGGTTATGAAGATCCTGATGCAGCAGGTAAAGTTTGCTTTTATGTTTCTCAACAATACGAAGATGAGATTGGCGAGATGAATATGGGCGGTGATTTGAAACAAGCTATCAAAGGTTTGTTTGAAATGGCTTCAGATGTATCTGAAATGGAAGACAGAGTTTACATTGATGATGCAGAACTTAAAAGACTTGAGGACCTTTCTGCAGGACAAGGCTTTCTTTTTGAAAATCTTAAAACAATGGAAAGAATATCAGAAAGCAAAAAGTTGTTGAAAGAAGGTAAATTCAAGAGTGCACAAATAAACTTTATTGATTTCGTAAACAAGCTTCAGCAGTTCCTTGATACTGCAGCTCCAGGGATGGGACTTGAAGTTGTTGAGCAAACTCTCGGAATGGGCGGTGCTTTTATCAAAATCGAACAGAGAGATGAAAACGGCAAAGCTCCTGATGACGGATTTGAGTCTTGGTTGGATTCAGATGATTATGACGAATACGAAAAAGTAATGGGAGAGTAAAATGAACGAAATTGGTTTAAGTGATGATGAAATTGCTGATATGATGGACAGCTCTTCTTACTGTTTCTTAGGTATCAACAATTCAATAATTGAACTTGATGAAATTGATGGCGTTGAAGGCATTCTTGTAAAAATTCATAAAGATTGCCCAGTAGTTGAAGTTTATAAAGATGGCGGAGACAGCGTAATTAAACATTACGAAGGTCCTCTTACAGTTGCAGTTATTGATGACGCAATTTCTCAGTATCTTGGCGAGCATTGTGTTTTTGATGAATGTACTTCTGTAAAAGAAAAAACAAAGTTGAAAGAGAGTGAAATGAACGAAGTTGTAAGAGTAACCGATTATGAAGGCGGAGATCTTTTTGAGATTTCAGTTGAAGATATTCTCCGTGATATTTCAGGCCATCATAACATTACAATAAACAATGATGATGGACAGTCATATTCATTTGACAATGAAGGTGATTTAGAAACTGCACAAATAGCTTTTAACAATCTTAAAGGTGGAAGAAAAGTTCAGGCAACTGTTTTCTATAACGAAGATGGAGATGAAGTTTCAGGCGATGAGCCTTGGGAAGATGAAGAAGATTTGTTCTGCTATATCCCAGAAGGTTACGAAGAATAACAAAATAAAAAGTTAAAAATATATGGGTACCGTAATGGTACCCTTTTTTGTTAATATATTCTATATTATGGTTGCTATAGAATATGACTCATCTGATAAAAATCTTCTTATTAAGATTGGCGGCGATAATTTCCGTGACCTTGTTGATTTTTTGAAAGAAGAAGGTTGTCGATGGAATGCCACATTAAAAAGATGGACTCTTAATGTAACAAGATATGAAGATTTTTATAAATCTTGTGTAGACTTTGGTGAGCAACCTGAAGTTGATTTACTTACTGAAGAAGAGATAAAACTTTATCACGAAAACTTAAAAGAACTTAAAATATATCGTCGAACTTATCGACAAGAATTGATGAACTATCCGCCTCTTGTAGGAAAGCATCCTTATGAAAGTTATCAAATACAAGACTTATTAAGAGGACTTTGCCAGAACAGATTTTTGTATCACCACGAAATGGGTTTAGGTAAATCTTGGATTCTTACAGGTTTAATCGAACATAAAAGATATTATGGCGACATAAATAAATGTTTGATATTTTCTTCATCAATCGGTACTCGTAATGTTAAAGGTGAATTATTGTTACACGGTAAGAATATGAGAGACGAAGATATTCTTACGATTACTTCAATGGCAAAAGTAAAGTTTGAGGACCGTGATATTTTCAATACCGAAAAATATCCTCAAACAATTATCATCCTTTCTTATGATGCTTTGAAGTCAGTAAGTAATTATTATTACGATATTAAGTTTGCCACAAAAAAGAATAAGCATCCTTCTACAAGTACAGCCTATACTAAAAATCCAATGCCTATCAAAGAATGGCTTGACGGCCGCCCAGGTGGTTTGTTTCTTGATGAAAATCATTACTTAAGTTCACCTACTTCAAGACGAACAAAGATTATGAACTTTATTGTCCCATTCTTTGAACAGAGATTTGAGTTTACAGGAACTCTTGCAGATAAGTATGAAAAGTTGTATGAGCCTTCAAAGATACTTGACCCTGCTTTAGTTGATGGTATGGACTATCAAACTTGGTGTGCAAAGTATAATGATATTGGTAATTCTTACAGTGCTTATGCAATCAATCCTAATGGTTGGAGACTTGACTTAATCGAAGAGTTCAATAAAAAGATGCTGAAGTATTATTGTGCAAAGCGTCTTATGGTTGATTGTCTTGACTTGCCATTAAATTATGAAGTACCTACGATGTTTATGGAAATGTCGCCATTGCATCGAAAAATATATGAACGCTTCAGCAACTTTACTGCTGCTGAACAGGCAAACATTGCAAGTGAAGGTGGACAGAGCTTCTCTGAAAGAATGAAGAACTTATTCCAATATTTCCAAACTTGTGTTGATAACCCAACAGCGTTAAAGAATAATAAAAAGTTTCAGTACTTCCCACAAGACTTACAAGATGACATCAATAAGTTTGATTATAACAAAGATTATAATAAGATTAAAATTGTTGATGAAATTATTGAAGAACGAACTGATGTTGATGACCAAAAAGGAATCATTTGGTATTTCCACCCAGAAACAATGGAAGCTTTGAAAGAAAGATATAAGAAATATAATCCTTGTATTATTTCGGCTGATGTTCCTATGGACGACCGTATTCCTTTAGTTAAGAAGTTCTTAAAAGATCCTAAGCAAAAACTTTTGATTGCTTCCATTAAAGTTATGAACACATCAGTTACTTGTGTTGAATGTAAATATGAAGTATATGTTGAAAAGACTTACAACTTTGTTGAGTACACTCAGTCAAGAGGCCGTATCTTCCGCCCAGGACAAACTGAAGTTACAAGAACATATTCTTTAAGATATGATAATTCAATCGACAACTTACAGGAATTGAACTTGGCAACAAAAGGTGAGACTCTTAACTCATTATTCAATCAAAAGTACATTAGTGAAGGTATTTGGAAAAAGCTCTTCAGCTTGCAAAAAGGCCAAACAATCTAATTTATAAATGGAGGTTTTAATGTTAATAAGTGTATTACTTGTTCTTAACATTGTCATAGGATTTGCAAATCTCATTGTGACATCAAAAGTTTTGGATAAGAAAAAGAAGAACACATTATTCAAACAACACGATAATTTAATTGATATTGAGAACAATGTATTTGAGGACCTTACTGCTTATTGTAAGGAAAGATATAATCTCGATGTATTCCGCTGCTTTGATACTGACCAGATTTCGTTGGCTTACAAAAAGGACGACAAGAATGTAATCATTCTTGAACTTAAGTTCCCATTAAGAGACCGTGGTTCAATGGAATATCAAGCAGCAATTGAAGGTATGAAAGAAGAGATTGACGATTGGAGGAAACAGAATGCTTAAGTTGGACGACTTAAATTGGGAGTACTTCCCAGAAGGACAGGTTCAGGGTCTTAATGGTCTTGTATTCAGATTTTCTGATGATGGGAGACAATTCACAATTCCTGATGGACAGAAAGAACCTGCAAGAGAAGATCTTACAAAAGAATGTGAGGCTGTTCTTGAAGATGTAAAAAAGAAACTTGAAGAAAAGGGACTCGAAGATGATTGGGTTGACTTCCTTCTTTCAAAAAAGTATGGTTTCTTCATCGGCGAAGATATGGCAAACAAAAATTGTATTGACGAGTCAATGATTCTCTTTGCAATGATTTCTCATATCTCTCACGATTTGCAGAATGAGGAGACTGTTGAATTCCGTAAGCAGCCACCAAAATTTGCTTTCAAAGGAAAGCCAATCAATTATTCAGGTATCAAACAGTTTTACGAAAACTTCAACGTTGTGTTGATTGATTGCGACACAGAAGCTCCAAAAAATATGTTTGCGTTCCTTGATATGTCAAAGAACATTTTCTCAAATTGTCAGTGTGTTTGTAAAAATGCTGATGATGTTGAAAAGTTCTATAAGAACTATGTTGAGTCACAAACAGCTCAATGTGATAAGAACCGTATCTCGGTAATTATCGAAGACTTGACAAATGCAAAAGAGATTATCGCAAAGGCAGCTGAACTTCAGATTCGTTGTCAGATTTCTCATAAAGCAGTTGGGTCTGAAGTAGGAAGATTGTAATGAAAGTGGGAAGCCACGTTTTTAAGATTAGCACAAGTACTGAAACGACTCTTGCTTATCAAAAATATAAAAACGCAGGCTTCCCTTTAATATGTCCGTGTCATTTGACAAATACTGATGAACTAATCATAACTGACGAATTGACAAAAACTTTAATGTTGCTTAAACTCGTCAGAAACAATCAACTTACAATAGCTTACACAAAAGATCTTACAGAAAAATAATTATTTATCAATAAGAAGCTTTCTTAATTCAGCGTAATGTTTCCACATAAAGATATTTTTAGGGTTGCGGTCTTTTGCTTGTTTTTCATCAAACATACCTTTATTCTTATCTTTTTCATTACCCTGTAAATCTTTCTTTGCGGCATCTTTAACTTTATCGAAAGTCTCAATAGCAAACTTTGCGATTGCAGAGTTGTCACTTAATTCTTTCTTTGCGTTATCAATGCCTGACCACTTCATAAGTTGAGCTTTCAATGCTTTCATCAATTCGCTTTCGCGTTTTGCCTTATCGTGTGGCTTGCGTCTATCACAATTTGCATATTCATTCATAAACTTCATTATTGAACGAACATAATTGATAAACTGCATATCAAGGTTGTTTTTACCTTCTTTTTGAGCAGCAACCCAATCTTCTTCTTTTCCTGTGTATTCAAGTTCTTTATCTGTGTTCAAAAGAATTTCCATAAGTTGGTTAATCTTTTGGTTATTTTGATTTTCATAAGACTTACCAAGATTGAATACACGGATGTTTTGATAAGCACCTGCAGCTTTCATTAAATATTGATACTGCTTTGTAGGAGCAAAAATATTTACATTTGCACCTGTGCCTGTATTTACTTGCTGCTCAACTTCATTACCTTGAGCATCTTTTACTTTTTGTGTTACAGTTCCTGCTTTTTGCAAGAATGCTTGTAATGTCATTTGCACGTCTGCTTCAAGTGAAAAGTCAGGAGCATCAGGTGACATTTGCTGTGCAACAGTTTCAAGGTTTGCAACTTTCTTTGGATATTCAACCAACAAGCTTTTAAGAGCCGCTCCTTCAAGTCTTGCGCTATCAACAGTTGTAAATGATCTTCTTACATTTTGTAACTTAAACTTTCCTATAAGAGGCTTTGTATCATTATCAAAAGCTTTAATGTTAGCAAGGTTGATATGAGCAGCATCACAAAGAATATATGTCACAGAGCTTGCATCATTGAATGGTTGTTGATTATTTTGCTGAACAGGCTTTACTTGCTGTGTTTGTCCATTTTGAGGTAAAGCTTGAGCGCCTCTTGCAGCAGTATCATTTTCTCTCAAAAGAGCTTCTGTCATCCACGGCATTTTAAAATATCCTTTTTCTTTAAGGATGCTCATAACCCATCTTTCCAATGAAGCATACTGTTCTGGGCTGTCAGAAGGATGTTCTTCATCAATCTTTCCTGCAACAAATCCGACAATGCCATCATCAGGGTCAGTCATTCCTGCGTCAACGTATTCATCATACTTATCCGCCCAGAATACTGCGTCTGCCTCCATCCCGTCATAGTAATCGTAATTGTTACTTTCTCTAACTCTTACAAAGTTTTCAGGCACAACTTCGATTGACTCAAACATATCGCCGTAAACTTCAGGAATTACTTTTGAGTATTGATGATACTTTTTTCCTTCAACCATCAAAACCAATTTATTACATTTCTTATTTGCAGCTTCTTCAATTAAGTTATCAACAAGCTCAGGGGAGAAAGCTTCATTTTCTCTTATAAGTGTTGCGCCGTCATCAATATCATTTACGATTGAATTAACTTGCTGTTCTGCAAAGTATTCAACCTCATCGTTTGCAAAATAACATATACCAGTCATAATAAATTAGTTTATTGTAACTAAATAATAAAGTGGAGATAAATAATGAACAACTTTGATAATGTTTATTGTCTTGGTATGGAATGTCGTAAAGAAGCAAATACTCAAGGCGATTCTTGCAGAGGCCTTGAAAAAGGCTCAGGCTGCATTGATAATGTTATCCCATCAGAAATCCCAGAATATAATGCACTTAAAGACGCAATAAAGGGCAAAGGCTCAATTGCTGCTTGTGGTGAAGTTAGAAGAACACTTGCAGGTAATAGAAAATACTTGGTTGTTTTGAAAACAAAAAAGTCTGAGGATGATGAAGGCGGATTTGAGGTTTATTTGTTCTCTTTGGCAAATGGACTTTATAATAAAATGGGCCCTTTCCCAACATTGGATTCGGCTCTTTCCAGAGCAGATTGCTTTGGCTTATTCGAGGCAAAAATGAGCAAAGAAGAAGAGACAAGAATTCGTGAAGCAGTAGGTGATTACCTTTACGATGATGAAAATGGTTTACCTGTTTATGATGGCGGTGAAGAAGATTGGGATGATCTTGGATATACTAACCCTGATGCAGGTGTAAGCGACGATGATGATCCTACAAGACCAGAAGAACCTAAAGACGGCTGGGACGGCATTGAACAAGCTTCATACGCTGCAGAGAAAGCTTACTCAGATTATTCTGATGATATGGAAAGAGAGATTGCAGACACAATGCCTGTTTACAAAAAAGGTCTTTTAGGTGGAGACTCTGATAATTACACAGATGATTATCTTGACTCACCTAGTATGTTTGACCCAGAAAGAGGCAATAATGCAACATTAAATCCACAGAACAACGGATTTACTGATGGTGACCCTCTTGAAGAGTCAAAGAAACAGCTTTTCGATAAACTTCTTAATGAATAAAGTCGACTGTTAATATATAATAGTTGAGCGTTCATATACCACAAATATGAACGCTTTTTTCTTTTTAAAACTAAATATATAAGAGGTATCTTTTAGATGGCAGATGATATTTATAGAAGTGGAGAGGCTCCTAAATCAAGCATATTGAAAAGTTCATATGTTTCACGTCTCTCATCATTATTTGGCTTTAGAGCAAAAAGAGACGAAAAGAGCGATGACCCTTTAGTTAAAAAATATGGTATGGAGTTTGTTCGTGTTGACTTGAACAACGATGCATACCGCTTCAAGAATGCTGCTCTTGGTTCAGTATTCAAATCAGAACATCTTACAGAAAATGTTGAAAAATACTTTGATGCTTATATGCAGGAGACAACTCTTTCATATAACGATATTCAGGATAGACAACAAAGACTTAATGAATTGTCATTCTTTTATTACAATGATGACTTCGGTTATCGTGTAGTTGAACTTTGTGCTGCAGAAGCAACACAGCTTGATGTTCAAAACCGTATCTTGACAGTTGACTCTCCTAACGCAGCATTCTCTTCAAAGTGTTATGAATTGTTTTCAAGATGGGGTATCAATCAGCAAAGATTGCAGCAGGTTTGCCACGATCTTGAACTTTACGGTGAATCATTTTGGCTTCACAAAGTAGGTCTTAATGGCATTGAAGGTATTAAGCCTATCAAAGTAAACTCAGTTATGGAAAGACTTGAGTTTAACCCAATCAGAATGGCAGAATATCTTTCACAGAAAAATGGTTATCTTTCTGCAAATAAAAACCGCGCCGAGAAAATACAAAAACTTATAGATATAATTCTTGATAAGAAAACAATGGACCTTGATGAAAACATTGCAGATTCTTATGATGCTAAACTTTTGGGATATGAATTGTATGATGGAAACATTTTACCACCTTGGGAAGTATCACATTTCCGTTACAACGCAGAAAACTCTGAATTCTATCCTTATGGTCGTCCACCTCTTTTAGGTTGTATTTCACCATTTAAGTTGGCTTTCTCTGCAATTATGTTGCAAGGCCTTGCAAGACAGATGTCATTCCCAGTAACAATTTACGGTGTACAAGGAACTGAAGGTATGGGTCCTGATGTTGCTTTTGAACACGTAAATGAAGTTCGTGAGGAATATGATAATATCGGTGTAAATCCTGCAAATGCTGGTAATGAAGTTTACACTGTAAATACAAAAATCTGGGCTCCTAAGGATTTGATTGATGTTGATGTAAAAGAGTCAAAGTGTGACATCGACTTCGTAGGGGATATTGAACTTTACCAAGACCGTGTTGCTCGTGCATCAGGTGTACCTAAGGCATATCTTGACCAAGAATTTGGTGGCTTCGGTAACTCAGGTATTTCATTGACAGAACAGTACAAACCTTTCGCTCGCCACGTTTATACAATTCAATCAGCTTGTCTTGATGGTATTGGTGAACTTATAAGATTGCATTTTGCAATCACAGGTGAGTTTGATTATAATACTCCATTCGTTCTTTCAATGCGTTTCCCTGCCGAAGAGATGGGACAGGAAAAGCGTGAAGCTCGTATGGCAACTCTTGAAATGACTCAGTCCATTATGGAATTGATTACATCAGCTTTAGGACTTGAAGAAGGAGAACCTCTTCCTGAAGATGTTGTTACTGATATTCTTTCAAAGTATTCATTCCTTGACCCAACAGACGTTCAGAAGTGGATGCGTTTGTCTTCATTCTTAAAGCCTGTAGGCGGCGGAGATGATGAAGACAGCGGTGGAGACGATGGCGGAGATGACTTTGACTTCGGCGGTGATGATACAGGCGGCGACGATATGGGCGGCGGAGATGATACAGTTATGGAATCTGCTAAAATTGAAGCAGCAAAAGCAAAGAAGCTTCTTCGTGAAAGAAAAGCTCGTATGACAGAGTTGCAGCAGAAACGACTCCGTGAAGTATCAAACAGATATAAAGAAGCAAAAGACGGTTTGTTTATAAAGTTTATTGAAAGTCAACACCTTACTGAATGGGCAGGAAACGATTGGATTCCAAACTACAACGGTGAGGGCGGAACTGTTTCTCACAAGTATGTAATGCCAAAAATTCAAGAAAGCGATGTTCTCAACGACACTATAAAAGTATTAAATGAATTGAGAACAGGCGTACCTGCAAACAGCAATCGTCTTTCTGAACAAACTGTAGGCGATAAGATGCAGGAAATTAAAGATTCATTTACATCTGAAGATGAAGCTGAAAGACGCAGAAAAGTTGAAGAACAGATTGCGTCAGATATTCTTACAGGTGGAATAGGAGAGTAAAATGCAGTTATTCCTTGAGGCAACTATAGATTCATTAGCAGGTAATTCAGTTTCAGGCTTGACACAACATCATCTTGATTTGCGTTATCAAAATGATTTCAACATTGACTTGGGCCAAGCCGCTTATTATAGGAAGCAAGACTTTCTTGAGTTGATATTTTTTGCCAACTCAACTTACGGGGCAACTGGGTACATAGCTGCAACAAATCTTCCTCAAGGAAAGAACGGACAATACACATTGTGTCTTCGTTTCTATAAAGTTGGGCAATACCTTAAAGATGAAAAGAATATGGGTTATGGACAACTTGAGCAAGCACTTAAACAGGTAATTCACAATTGCGATGTAAAGTTTTACAGTGATGACCCATCATTTTATTGGCAGGGTTGTTGGGAAGGACTTGCAAAACACGACTTATCAATTTACAAGTTTACAGGCGAAAAAGGAAAAGGCATTTGGGATGAAAAACACGCTGCTTCAGGCGGTTTACAAAATCAAGAAATCCACTTGACAAAACACCTTTCCCAAGTTGTAAATGAAATTGACTCTTATATCAAACAAATTGCACAAAATCTTTATATTGTTTAAACTGCTTACAATGTTTTTACAACATCAACAACTTTTTGAACAAGTTTAGGCAAGAATGATGAAAGATCTGTTTTTAATGTCCATCTTAAGCCTAAGTCAATACATCTGCCATCTGGGCGTAAGAACAATTCACATTCACCATCTCTGATAGAAACTGTAACACGAGAGTACTTGTCATTTTTAAGATATTTTCTAACAGCGTCGCCTTCGATGTGCAAAGCATCATTAAATATAGATATATTTTTGTCGGATGTTTCACATTCTGAAGAAATTTTATCGTAAAGATCATAATCTTTTATATGACACTCTATATTAAATCTTTCACAGAATGCTTTACAAAGACGAGACTCAACCCAGTTATTCTTATCCAATTTTCTTCCAATGCTTGGAAAGTTAATCATTTCAGAAGTATCGCCTACATCATCATTTTTATTGTATTCATCAACAATGAAGTCATCTGAGTCGAAAACAGTTTCTACATCAACATCAGAATTATATTCATCACTAGGAACTCTGTTGCCTTCTTCATCGTAATATATTCTTGCTTCAACTCTGGCGCCGTCTTCTATATTGTCAAGCATCCATTGTGCAGTTTCTAATGTGCCATCTGATGACATCATTTTGTCACCATCATCAACCCAAATATCAAGATCTTTATAATCTTTGATTGCATTAAATATTTCATCAACTGTCATAATAATATCCTCAATAAAAAATTAGTTAAACTTAAACTTTCATATTTGCTTCTTTATATTATTATTGTAATAACAGTAAAAGGAGCAAATTATGAGCATCACATATACAAAACTGCTTAGGAATCTTTCTTACAGATATGGAATTCATACAGGCAAACTTATGT